AACCTCCACAACTTCCCCCCCCCCCCCCCCCCCTAAAAAGATCTTCAGGATCGGAAGCAAAGAGGCTGTGGATCGGACGATCCGGACCTGTGTAGCGAGGTCTCGATTCCGGATCGTAGGGATGATCCAGTCTAAACCGGATCATCTGGGGCTAAAGCCGGATATAGCCGGACAAATCCGGCCAAAACGGCTCAACCCGGACTAATCAGGATAAACCGCCTTCTATACGGATTTGTCCGGACATATCGGCAGTTATCGGATGATTAGGTCCTTTCTCCGGCCATATCCGGCGATACCGGAAAATATCCGGCAACATCCGCATATAGCGAGCGGATACGACGCAAACTCGGCTAAATCGGCTCGAACCGGCCAGAACTCGCGCTTAACGTACCTTTTCATACGAAACCTCCTTATGTCGGCGAATGTCCGGTTAAATCCGGACAAATCCGCATAGAGGACGGTTTATCCTCTTTCTTCGTAACAAATCCGCTTTTATCGACGCATATCCGGACATTAGATGGTTTGGACCGGTTTTAGACGGTTTCGGAGAACTTACGCCGATAGGTCATAATTTCGACCGTTATCGTCGCTTTTAGCATGCATTGTCCGGAAGTTTCCGGATTCCAGCAGGTTTTGCACGAATTCGCATGTTCTGTCGCGATTTCGCCCAAATCCTCCAGGTATTGCATGATTTGTTCGCGTATCTCCATATTTTCGCCCATTTCGGCTCCTTTCGGATGGTTTGTCCGAATATGCGCCGGTAGAAGCGGATTTGATACGGTTTATCAAGGTTCGTCAGATCTTATCCGGTCTTATCGCCGTATATCCGGTTTTGTTATGTTACTGGCTGAAATGTTCCGGTTTGTCGAGAAGTAGCAGGAAAAGTACTACTTTCTCTCGAATGATATAACCTTCGACGCATTTAAGCTGGTATGTCTCGAAATGTCCGAGTTCATACCATTTTTCGCACATTTCGCATACTTCAACATGGTTTTGCCATGTTTCGCATACTAAATCCGCTTCTGCGCGGATTTGTACGAGCTTAGCCGCACTTATCATGTTTTACCTCCGTTTGTCCGGTTTTGACCGGATATACGACGGTAGGACCGGATAAGGTCCGTTTTTGTCTGGTTCTTCCGCTTTTGAGTTATTAAATGACGATAACGTCCGATTTCGCCCACTTGAACCGGATTGGTCCGATTTGGTCCGATTTAGTTTGGTTTCGCACGTTATAACTATATTATACCAGTTTTTTCAAGATCATTTACTCCCCGTGGGCTAAAATCTCGCCGAGCTTGTTTTTGGAAGTGACAGTGTTCATGTATCACCTAGTACGTAGGTCACTTAAACGCTAGCTTAAGAATCAGTTTAGACGTTTAAGAGACTAGTTAAGACCTATAAGAGACTAAAGGACTCTACTATGTAGCTAGAAAGTCACGGTTGTTTGTCTCTTTAGAGTCTAAGAGGGGTGCCTAATGAATTAAGGTAGGTTGATGATGCTCGTAGCGAAAGTGAGGGACAGGTGGTCGAGGATACAAGGGGGAGGGCGTTGGTTGTAGTACTAATATAGATGAGTTAGTATGCATTTTGGTGCTGAATAAGGTATAATAAGGAGAGAAGACCAGTACTGTGTACAGCATTTCAGATGCAAGCGGGAGACGTCGATGCCTAGGGAAATCGTACCGGATGACGAGTGGGTCCCGGATGAGATGCTCGCGCGTCTGAATATGCAGAGGGTTGTTGAGGCAGAGCTCACTGATGAGGAGCTCGCTCGCAAGATCCTGATGCAGGCGGCTCCAGGAGCTGCGCAGAGTGTTGCCTGGTTGTCCTCGTACGCAGGCAACGAGAACGTTCGGCTCAGCGCGGCCAAGTACATCATCGATGGCGTTATCGGTGGCGGCTTCAAGGTCACTGGCGGCGCTGACGACCTGCTGATCGCCCTGGTCAACAAGCTGGCAGACAACGACGCTGAGCGCTCAGACGCTGGGATGCCTCAGCGCGGAGCCTAAAGCTGTGCGAACATTACTTGAGCCGGCCCTGTGGGTGTTTGCAGGCAGGACATGGGCGCGGAGTGAGCAGGAGCGCCCGACAGTGAAGGAGGCAGAATGCCAGTCCAGACAGCAGTTGTCGGCGATACCGTGCAGTTTCGGAATGCGGCCGGCAAGACACGCAATGCAACCGTGATACAGACGCAGCCTGCGATTCCGGCTGCTGGAGACTTCACGGTGGCGAACAGTGGTACGGGTGGTACGCTTACGGCAGCGACGTACTCGTACAAGATCACCAACGTGGTGCAGGGTGTGGAATCGGCACCTGTTGCTTCGGCCAAGACAACCGTGGTTGGCGGTGGCACGACGAACAAGGTTACGATCACCTTCCCGAACGCGACTGCGACCAGCGTCTACAAGGTCTACGGACGCAGCGCCGGCACTGAGGTGTTCATGGCTACCGTGACTCCTGGTGTGGCTGGAACGTGGGATGACACCGGGGCGATCACGCCTTCTGGAGCACTGCCGACGGCTGATGGCCGTGTCGGCCTGCTGAACCCAACAGGAGGCCTGGTCGGCGGGCAGCTCGGTGTGACTGCTACGAAGATGGTCACGCGAGTCGATACCAACGTGTACATCAAGCGGTAAGGCAGATCCAGAAATGGCAGGGCCTTACAGGCTACCTAGGGTCGGTCACGGCGTGCAGCTGTTCCAAGAAGCAGCTGGCGTCGTGACCGTAACTAGTGCGCAAGTGCTGGTGGTGAACAGCGCGACGAACGTAGGAGTTCGGATCGGGCACACAGGGACAAACGTGTCGAATGTTGACCGGAAAGACCGCGATCCTGACAACCTACACCCAGCGACTTACCCGTATTGGGTACCGAATTAGGGCGTAAAATAGCTTGGATATGACTTCATTATATATCTAGTGAGGAGGTGGACCGGGTGACACAGTGGCTGAATGAGCACGCCAAGGCGATCACGTCGGCACTTGTCGCAGGTCTGGTGATGTTCTTCGCACTTCGGAATGACGGTATGACTGCCGATGAGTGGTCTACCGTAGTGAGTGCTGTTCTCGCCGGCGGCGGCCTGACGTGGGCTGTTCCGAATGCGACGAACAAGGTCACGACGGTTCAGACATCACCCAGTACGCTGCAGGTGACCGAAGCGACTGACGGACCGATTCCAACCGCCCAGGCTGAGACGGTTGGGTCGAAGCACCGATTCGTACTTGGTGATGAGGACCTGCACTAATGCCTCTCTCGAAAGCGAACTACTTCGAGCTGGTGGGCTACGTGCCACACCCGAAGCAGAAGTTGTTCCATGACTCACTGAGTCGCTTTCGAGTGCCCGTATGCGGACGACGGTTTGGGAAGTCCCACATGGCTGGTCGGGACTGCGGTGCTGAGCTCTTCCTTCCGAAGCGAAGGTTCTGGATCGTTGGTCCTACCTACGACCTCGCCGAGAAGGAGTTCCGGGTAATCTGGGACGACTTGATCATCGGTCAGAAGCTTGGCCTAGACAAGAGGGTCAAGAAGTCCTACTCCAAGCGATCGGGGGAGATGTGGATTGAGTTCCCCTGGCAGACAAGGGTGGAGTGTAGATCAGCTGACCACCCCGAGAACTTGGTTGGTGAAAAGCTTCACGGGGCGATCATGTCCGAGGCCGCGAAGCATCGTAAGGATACTTGGGAACGTTTCATACGTCCCGCCCTTGCAGATGCTCGTGGCTGGGCTACATTTCCGACGACTCCAGAAGGCTTCAACTGGCTGTATGATCTTTGGGCGTTTGGTCGAAACACGGATAAGGTATATAAGGATTACGAAAGCTGGCAGTTTCCGAGCTGGGATAACCCTTATGTCTACCCGGGCGGAAAAGCTGATCCTGAGATCGCCTTGATCCAGGCGACGGTACTACCTGCCTTCTTTGACCAAGAGATCGCAGCCATGTTCAACGCCTTCGTCGGAAAGATTTACGAAGAGTTCAATGAGATCTTGCACGTCAAACCGCATACCTTCCGTCCTGAGTGGCCGAACTACATAGCGTTCGACTGGGGATTTACGAACCCGCTTGCGGCGATCGAGTTCCAAGTTGATCCAGGAACTGAGAAGGTCTACATTTGGCGTGAGCACTACAAGGGAGGGCTGATGCTGGACGATCACATCAGGCTTCTCAAGGCACGTGATCAGCCTTTCGGGTACCACCTCGACATGGCATTCGGAGATGCAGCTTCTCCCGAATCCGTTCTAAAGGTCAGTACCAGTCTTGTTCCGTGCCTGGCAGATCCCCGAAGCAAGTCTGGTACAGCTAAGGTTACGAACGAGACACAAGGACGTCACACTCGTGAGTCCGGTTGGCGAGAGGGAGTGGAGCTTGTCAAGTCCTATCTCAAGCCACGAGTTGTCGGAGTCGCTGACGAATTTGGCACTCCGCTCGAAGAGGCCTGGCTCACGATCGACCCAAGCTGTGGAAACACCATCCGCGAGTTCAACAACTATCGAGCCCCAGATACTGGCCGCGGTGACAGAAACATTCGCGAAGACGCTCGCAAGTTCGATGACCACGCTCTCGATGCGATCCGATATGCCTTGATGCACATCTTCAAGCTCGGCGCTACGTACAGGCTGAGTGAGTTCTACGACCTCGAGGAACTGGTTCGACAGAACAATAGCTTCTTCGAGAACGGAACTCCAAGTTCCTTCTTCGACTCAGCTGGTCTAGGTCAGCGCTTCTAGGAGGCCAGGTAACTAACGTGATACCTCTAGTCAGGGACATCACAGTGCCTCAGGGCGCCAACTTCGCCATGAATGTGGCTGTACAGAATACTGATGGCACTATCAAGGACTTGACGGGCTACGACGCTCGTCTACAGGTTCGTTCGGAAGTCGCATCTGAGGTCGTCCTGATGGAAGCCTCGACGGCCAACGACTACATCACGGTAGACGGTCCTGAAGGTGTCGTACGCATCCTAGTTCCTGCAGACGTGACAGCTGTCATGACTTGGACGAGCGGGGTGTACGATCTCGAAGTGTTCACGACAGCTGCTAACCGGCTTCGGCCGATGAAGGGCTTTGCGTATCTGGATCTCGCAGTGTCACGTGACGCGTTGCCGTAGCGAGCTTTGAACTACTGGAGGGTAGTGGGATGGATACAGAGCAGGCAGAAACGAAGCTCGTTGGCGACAACAAGATGCTGATCGAAGGTGAGCTGTACGAGTTTCAGATCACTGGGGAGGCTGACGTGACGCCCGGACCAGTTCGTCGAGTCATCTTGGACGCGCTGCTTGCAAGTGTCGATCCCGAGATGGCTGAGTCAGACACTGCCGAGGTCGTCATGCACTACCTCAACGACCTCTCGTGCAAGATCATGAACGAGCTCGATGCTCGTTTCAACTTTGTCCCGAAGGAGGGCATTCTATGACAGTCGGTCTTCACGCAGTGAACTTGGCCAACAAGTGGTTGGACATGCTGGCTGCTACAGCCTTCACTGCACCGTCAAGCACCAACATGAAGCTGCACACGGCCGATCCAGGATCGGCAGGTACTACCGCAGCGAGTGCTGAGACCACTCGGAAGGCTCTGACCTGGAGTGCTGCGAGCGCTGGCTCGAAGGCCATCGCCGCGACGCTTCCGCAGTGGGCTACCTGGTCGGCCGGCACTGAGACACTGAGCCACGCAAGTGTCTGGGACAACATCTCGGCTGGCAACTTCCTCTACTCGTTCGCCTTCACAGCATCCAAGGCAGTAGCCAACGGCGATACCGTCAACGTCACTGCCCACACCATCTCCTTCACGCCGATCGCAGCGTAAGGCCTTCCATGGCAATTGCGATAGATGGCAGTACGCCGGCTGGTGCAAGCCAGACTAACGGTGCTACTACCACTGTCGTTTCTCCATCGTTCTCACCTCCAGCAGGATCGGTCATCCTAGCTTGCTGGGCAGGTAACAGCCAGGCTACTGCACCTACAGCACCTAGCATCGCCAACACAGGCGGGCAGTCGTTCACTCAGATCGGCTTGCGCACCGAGGCTGACGCTTCAGGACGTGAAGGTCAAGCTGCGATCTGGAGAGCCACTGTAGGTTCAGCTCCAGGCTCTATGACGGTCACGATCACGAACAATGCAACATCAGGTAGCAGGCATGCACGACTGAAGGTCGTCGTACTAACTGGTGTAGACACCACTACACCAGTTGCTTCGAATGGTGAGGGCTCTGATACCACAGGTGGCCTAGACGCTCTGTCGTATACGTCCACTGTTGCAAACTCGATGGGGTTCGCGGCAGCTTCCGACTGGGACGTGTCTTCAACTACGTTCACAGCAGCTTCCGGGACTACCATCGTTGATTCAGCCAGCCCTGGCTCGTCGATCAACGGTGCAACACTACGACAGACTACACCAACCACATCAGGCTCAACTGTCACCCTAAGCCTTACTGCGCCAACATCAACGACGTGGAACTACGTATGGGCTGAGATGAAGCCCTCGAGCGGTTCTGTCGATGCTGATGGCAACCGTGCAACCACCTCAACACAAGCAGGCACACTCAACGTTGATCACACCCTTGATGGTAGCCGAGCAACAACGGCAACCGAAACAGGTACAGTCAATGTCTCCCACACATACGACGGCAATCGTGCAACTACAGTAACCACCTCAGCAACCTTAAATGCCGATCACACTTACTCCGGCACTACACCTATTACCGCAGCTATTGTAGCTACCCTCAACGCGGACCATACACTTGCAGGCACTCTTGCTGCGACATCTGCGATCACTGGCGTAGCGGCTGTTGATCATACCTACTCGGGTACTACAACTGCCACAGCAACGATCACAGGAGCCATCGAGACGGGCAAGCCAGTCGATGGTACCCTCGCAATCACTAACACCCGAACTGGTACAGTCAACGTCGACCATGCTCTACAAGGTGATCTGGCTGTAACTGCTTCACGCACTTCAACTCTTGCGACAGACCTTGTTGTCTCAGGCAACCGTGCTACCACAGCATCCCTCACAGGCACTACAGCTGTCGATCACACCTACGATGGCAGCCTCCCAGTCACAAACACCCGAACAGCTACGATCAACGTCGATCATACGCTGAGTGGCATCCTGACCATCCTGGCATCGCGTACGGGTGATGCTGACTTGGCAGGACAGCAGACACTCCAAGGCACAGCTACCACAACCACCTCAATAACAGCTTCACTCGACGTAGTTCACACACTGTCAGGCAACAGTTCCATCACAGCAACCATCACCGCCGCACTCACGCTCGAACGTAATGCTGACGGTTCTCTCACAGTCACATCGACAACCACCGCAGCGCTTCTAGCAGAACGTGGTCTCTCGGGCTTCCTAACCATCCTAGCAAGTGCGACAGCTTCACTTAGTGGCACCTGGAGCCTTTCAGGCAGTAGAGGCATCGCAGTCACCTTCACAGGCGCTTTCGATACCACACCTGAAAATGTCCCAATTGATGTCTACGTCCCGATCAGGTCTCTCGAGTTCAGTAGTCGAGAGAATCAAAACGTCACATGCAGAGACAGCACAGCAACTCTAGTGTGGCGAACATAATCGATTCCCGCCCTGTGGGTATGTGAGAAAGGAGGGACCCCGGTGGACACTGTTCAAGACGTGGGCAGCGCGGAGCTTTCCCGGTGGCGGGAAACTTCCCTGCAGGAGCTCCTGATGAGCCACGATGTTGTGACGGCTCAGAGTGGTGGCAACGCTTTCATTGTCGTGGCGGAGAGGCCTAACAACGAAGCGTATAATGGTATTCGGCTTCGCGACCCGAGTATCGATGCCAACTTCGGTATGCAGGAGCTTGGCTACACCTCCATGAGTCCTTGGACTGCATGGACGCGTGATGAGCTCATTCCAGACTTGCGTGACAAGCTCGGCATTCGCAAGTGGTACGACATGAAGCGTAACGACGGAACTGTTCGTGGAACGCTTCGCCAACTGAAGACGCCTATCCAGGCAGCTCGTTGGTTTGTCGAGCCTGCGAGTGACAGCACACTCGATGAGAACATCGCCAAGTTCGTTGAGAAGTGCCTCTTCGAGGATCTCAACGTCGACTGGTCGCAGGTGCTTGACGACATCCTGCTGATGTTCGAGTACGGCTACATCGTCATGGAGAAGGTGTACAAGTTCAACGAGGACGGAAAGGTCGTCCTGAGGAAGCTTGCACCGAGGCATCCGCTGGACATCCGAGAGTGGGTATTCGACGCTAACGGTGGACCGTCCGGCATCGTCATGGAGCCGTTCGTTCCATATGGCAATCTCGTTCCTGGTCCTCAGTTTCCTGAGAACAACCAGCAGGGCGTGAGCCTAGGCCAGTTCATCCCGATTCGCAAGCTGGCTATCTTCTCACTCGAAGCCGAGGCGGGTGACCTTCGTGGCATCAGCGTTCTCCGTAGTGCGTACAAGCACTGGTACTACAAGGATACGCTTTACAAGATTGATGCCATTCAGAAGGAGCGTCACGGTATTGGAGTGCCTATCATCAAGCTTCCACCGGGATTTTCGGCTGAAGACAAACTGCTCGCCGAGCAGCTGGGTAGAAACCTTCGTACCAACGATCGTGCGCACATTGTCATCCCGGCGAACTGGGAGATTGGCTTTGCTAAGCTGGAAGGTCAGCCAGTATCGTGCATCGAATCGATCGATCACCACAACTCCCAGATCCAGGTAAACATCCTCGCACCGTTCATGGACCAGGCTAATGCTGGTACTGACTCGATGGACATGTTCTTCAAGTCCACGAGGTACTTGGCTCAGTCAGTTGCGAACATCATCAACAAGCACATCATCCCGCAGCTCGTGGACTTGAACTTCAAACGTGGCAAGTACCCGAAGATCCGAGCTCGCCGAATTGGTGAGTGGAACGATCTTCGTACGTGGTCGTTCGCCTTCCGAAACTTGGTAGGCTCGTCCGCGATCATCCCCGATGACAAGCTCGAGGACTTCCTTCGTGACGAGCTCGACCTTCCGCACCGCGATCCTACGACAGCCCGGATCGTTGAGACGCCTCAGGGACCTGAAGGTGATGGTGGCGAAGGGGGCGATAGTAACAAGCCTAAAGCGCCTGCTCCTCCGAAGGTAGGACCTCCTAGGCAGGCGAAGCCTAAGGCTGCACCTCCCAGGTCCAACTCCGGACGCGACAGTTCGGGAGGGTAACACGTGAAGGTGTAACTGAGATATCTGGAAACGTTGTGGAATTGTTCGTGACTAAGCTATACTAAGAGAAGGTGGAGGTGTAAATGGACAAGCACTTCGGGTGGTGGGTAGACCTCAGTAAGGTCACTCTCTCGGATTCGACAACCTGGGTGCATGCACTGCCGTTCGGCAAGTACCAGCATCCCCTGCACGGCGAGATGCGGTTCGACGCAGCGAAGCTCACTGCACTTGCCAACAGCGTCAAGTCGAAAGTTCGCGGCATCGATCCCGACATCGACTACGACCACAAGACCGACCCAGCCAAGGGGCACCAGGCCGCTGGATGGGTCAAGGACGCTCGAGTCGACGCCGACGGTCTTCACCTTCAGGTCGACTTCACCACGGATGCCACGACCGAGATCAAGGAGAAGAAGTACCGCTACTTCTCCGCGGAGTTCGTGGACTCCTGGCAAGATCCGCAGGGCGTCGTACATCAGGATGTGCTTCTGGGCGGCGGTCTTACAAACCGTCCGTACATGAAGAACCTCCTGCCGGTCAACCTCTCGGAGCTCCGTTTCGACGAGCCAAGCAAGGAGGAACAGGAAGTGGATGGAAAGAAGCTGAGGATTGCCCTCGGGCTCGCCGAGACGACGACTGACGACGAGGTATTCGCCAAGCTGGGCGAGCTCGGCAAGGCTGTCACGACGCTGACTGAGGACAAGAAGAAGACCGACGAGCAGGTCACCAAGCTGACCGAGGAGCTCGAGAAGGCCAAGAAGGGTGAGAGCGACGAGCTCGACCCCGAGCTGAAGAAGCTCGTCGAGGCCAGTCCGGCGTTCGCGAAGCTCATGGAGAGCCTCGAGACCCAGAAGAAGCAGAACTCCGAGCTCCAGGCTTCGGTGCGTCTCGCTGAGGTCACGAACCAGATCGCCGAGGTGCAGAAGGGCAAGGCGTTCGCCCTCTCGCCGCTGATCAAGGAGGAGATCAAGAACCTCCTCCTCAAGGCCTCTCCGGAGGCTGGCAAGCAGCTCACCGAGGTGCTGGGTCGGATCGTCAACGGTCAGGGCCTGGTCGACCTCTCGGAGCGTGGCTTCACCGGTCAGCGCGGCGAGCAGAGCGCTGACGCAACACGTCAGTTCAATGAGGCCGTCAAGGCTCTCATGGAGACCGACAAGAACATGGGCTTCGCCGACGCCGTCGAGCAGGTCGCCCGAATGAACCCGCGGCTCTTCAACGAGTACCGCGAGTCCAGCTACCAGTTCAAGGCGTAGGGGGAGGTAAATCATGGCTGGCGCTAACTTCGTTCTCGACAAGACCTTCGAAGTCTTGTCGACGTACAACAGCTCGGCGGCTGCGGGTGCACTGGCTTACCGGTGTGTCACTGCGAGCACGTCGACTGGCAAGATCGACCTGAACGCTACGGCGACCACGCGCTCTCTGGGTATTCTCCAGGAGAGCGTCGACGCTGCCGACATCGCGACGGGCAAGGTCGGGGCGAGCGTGCGGCTGCTCGGCATCTCCAAGGTGCGTGTCGCTGCTACTCCTGGAACAATCCTGTTCGGGTCGATCGTCGCAGCCTCCACGGCCGGCGGCGTGAAGCTCGCGGTGTCCACGAACATTCCGGTTGGGATCGTCGTGGGCCCATACCCGATCGGCACTCCTGCCGACGGTGACCTGATCGACGTGCTGCTCACGCCCGGTTGCCCGGCGCTCTAACATCTGAGGGAGGTAAAGCATGACTGTGTACCAGCCGACCGGTGCCGGCAACGTTCACGTTGATCAGATCCTCACTCAGATCAGCGTTGCGTGGCCGAACAACGGTCTCGTCGGGGAGAACCTCTTCCCCAGCGTGAATGTCAACAAGCAGTCGGACAAGTACTACGTGTTCGGCCGCGAAGGATGGCTCGTCGAGAACGACCTGCGGGCACCGGGCACGTTGGCCAACGAGATCACTGGTCTCGCTGTGTCAACTGACACCTACTACGCCCAGGAGCACTCGCTCCAGATTCCGGTGACGGACGAAGAGCGCTGGAACTCCGACAGTCCTCTGTCGCCGGATCGTGACGGTGCCGAACTCGTCACCAGCAAGATCTGGCTCGGGCGCGAGAAGGCCATGAAGGACCTCGCGACGACTGCGGCCAACTACAACTCGACCAACACGACCACGCTCTCCGGCACCACGCAGTGGAGCGACTACGTCAACTCCGACCCGATCGGTGACCTGCGCACCGGCAAGGTTGCCATCCACTCGAAGATCTTCACGGAACCCAACGTGGGCATCTTCCCGTACCAGGTGATGACCAAGCTGGAAGACCACCCGGACTTCCTCGAGCGCATCAAGTACTCCGAGCGGGGCATCGTCTCCGCGGACCTGATCGCTGCGATCGTCGGCCTGCCGAAGATCGTCGTTCCGGGCGTCGGCATCGGCTCGACCAACCTCGGCCAGCCGATCGCGGTCGGCTACCTCTGGGGCAAGGACGTCATCCTGGCGTACGTGCCTCAGCGTGCCGGCCTGAAGATTCCTGCCTACGGGTACGAGTACAAGTGGGTCGGCAATCCTGGCGGCCAGGCACAGTACGTCGACCGGTGGCGTGAGGAGCAGCGGAAGAGCGACCTCATTCGCGTCTGCCGCTACTACGACCTGAAGCTCACCGCTCTCGGCGACGGTGCCGTCGGCACGGCGGCCAAGGCCATCGGCGGATACCTGATCAAGGATGCCGTCGCTTAAGCGGCGTCGACACACCTGAGGAGGTGTAACGAAATGGCGAAGCAGTACTTTGCAGTCAACCAGATCCGTCACGGCGAAGCTGGCGGCGAGATCAAGGTGTTCGAGGCTGGCGAGGAAGTCACTGGCCTCTCCAAGGAGGTCATGGTTCGGCTGTGGCAGTCGGGCGTCCTGCGCGAGGTCGACCCGAACCAGGTTCCTCGCGATCACCGTGACGACGAGATCGACCGCCTCAAGGCTCAGATCGAAGCGATCGAGGCCGAGAAGAAGGCAGCCGAGGATAACCCTCCTCGGGACGCCAACGAGATCCCGGGCCTCGCTCCCAACCCGACCCCGAACAGCCCGGAGATCGCTTCCGAGCTCGTCGGCACGGTGGCACAGCCGCTGAAGGACGAGGACAACAAGGATGACAGCACCAACTGATCCAGTCATCCAGAAGATCTACGACCTGATCACACTCACGACCAAGATCATCAAGAAGGGTGAGAGCCTCATGGCAGGACAGGCTGAGCTGATGGCGAGTATCGCCGAGCTCCAGGCAGGACAGACCGAATTGCTGAAGGACGTTCGCCGGCTCATCGAGTCGGGCGACACCACCGCGGCCATCGCCGAGCTCGACAAGGTCATCGCGGCCAACGAGCAGCTCGACACCGAGGTCGAGGCTGCTTCGCCGGAGGGCACCACTCCTCCGGAGGGCGGACCGGCTCCCGACCAGGGTCTTCCGGGCGAGCCTGCCCCGGCGCCGGTCGAGGACCTCGACCTCAGCAACCCGAACGCGTAGTTCGTTGGCACGGCCAGCGTAACCAAGAGAGGAGGGGGACAGCATGGCGCACATCTCAGTGCCTGAAGCGCAAGCCTGGGTCGAGGGTACCAAGCTGTCTCTCTCCGCTCTTGATCTCCAACTCGAAGACCACTTGGCAACAGAGGTCATCACTCGACTGAGCAGCATCACAGACACGACACTTTGGCTGACTGAGGCTACTACGCCGAAGCTTGTTCGAACGATCATCTCGAAGTTCTACGTGGCGTGGGTATACGACCGTCAGTACAGTGAAGACATCGAGCAGGGTAGCAACTACGCTGACCGTCTCAAGGCTAACGCTGAGATGCTCATGCTAGGGTTGCTCGATGGAACAATCGAACTACCGGGCGTCGAGGACATTAGTGGCTCGCCGGCATTCTATCCTACGGATGCTTCGTCGGCTTTGGAGCCTACTCGCGCCGATCCTTCCCTCGGTCCAGCCGCATTCTCGATGGGGATGCGCTTCTAGACTGGAGGGTAGATGACATCACCGTTTCTAGGTCCTCTCCGTCCGTCCGACATCAAGTATGCGGTCTACGGACGTGGGGGCTTTGGCGGTCTTAAGTTCCAGCGTGTCTTGTATGCTGGCTGGTCTTTCTACCCTGCACCTGGTCTTGTGGCTAAGGACATCTACAAGCTAGGCTTGGAACTTCAGTCCTTTAGACTTCCGCTCGTGACAGCTATCCGAGCGGTTATGGAACCTTCCATCTTCCGGAACTTCACAGAGGGTGGACGTCCTACTGCATGGGAACCTTTGGCTCCTTATACGGTCGAACAACGTGGTGGCGCTACTGAGCCTATCCTCGTTCGATCAGGAGCACTACGGAGTGTGGCATCAAGCTTCGAAGTGTGGGCAATCACAAATGAGACAGCTTCCATCCGACAGCTACCTTCTAATGTCTGGTACGGTAACCTCCACCAGAGTGGTTATGGTAGCATCGGAATGCTCGCAAGGCGCACACTGGGACCCCAGGCAAGTCGCGGTGACATCGAGCGACTTGCTAATGCGTTGTCGATGGGCGACAAGTCACCTATCGTAGCATCGACGCAGACCAAGTTCGTAATCCCACAGCGCGAGTTCGCGTTGTTCCAGGATGAGGATGTGGAAGCCATCCAGGAGATCTTCATCGAGTGGATGGAGAAGCGTGCTGATCAGGTAGGAAGGGGTTGGCACGTTCGATGACTCAACCATATCCTACCTACCCAGGAAGCATTGCTGTCGTAGCCTCGCGACTTGTTACTATGATAGACGCGCAGAAGAGTTTGTTTGCGCCAGTCGCTGCGCAGGATGTCTTCTACGGCGATCAGGATCGCATTCCACGTACACCTGCGATCTGTGTCGAGCCGAATGACAAGTCACGGACGCTTGCAGGCGTTCCGAACATGACTGAGAACATCTTCGAGATCTACCTGATGATCTACCACAACAAGGTTCAGAGCAACGAGACGACCAGGCTGGAAGTGGACCAGCTTGCGTATGCTGTAGAATTGTTCCTTCACCAGGACCTGCAGCTGACAAATGGTGATGCAGCTGACCCGTACATGATCCATGGCTTCGTGCGATCCAATGAATCCGGATACACGTACAAGGCAGGCACACTGTACAGGACAGCACGACTCACATGGTACGGCAAGAACAAGACGTCGTTGCCGTTCGCTTAGGAGAGAACGACATGTTGAAGATTGAGATCACGTCCGAGCATGGCGGTCAAATCCCAGTGCTCGGCACGTTCGAACCGGGAGAGACCAAGGTCATCCCGGAGCACACACAGATGCAGTTCGAAGCGGTCTACGGGTATCCGGTCGCACAGGGCTTCTTCACGGCCGGAGTGACCTGCACCTTGACCATCGAAGAGTCCGATGCTGAGGTTACGTCCGAGGCGGAGAAGGGTGAGGAGGGCTAAATGACGTCTCCAGGCATTGGTGCTGGCGGGCAAATGGGACTGGCTGCTGAGGTACTCACGCCACCTGTGCTCGCCGGAAGTGCTACCGCTGGCGGTGCGTTGACTGCTGGCGCATACAAGTACTACGTCACGGCGATCAACGCGCTCGGTGAGACCTCGGTCAGCAACGAGATCACGGTCACCACAGCTGCGGGTAACCTGACGGCCGGCCTGACGTGGGGCGCCGTCACGGGAGCAACTGGCTACAAGGTGTACCGGACCGCCGCTGCTGGCGCTTCTGGTACCGAATTGCTGCTGGCTACTCTTGGCGTCGTGCTGCTGTACAACGACGCTGCTGTCGGCTCTCCTGCCGGAGCCTTCCCGACGGTCAACACAGCATCTGCTTCTGGCACCTACGTGGCTCCGACGAAGTACTTCCCATTCGTCAGCGAGTCGCTTCAGTACCAGCAGGCAACGATCTGGCGTCGGCCGATTCGCAAGAGTGCTGACATCATCGGCGCTGTCGCAGGCAATGCCCACTGCGAGGGTGACATCGAGATCGAGGCGCTCGAGGACGTGGTCGCCCACTTCATGTATGCCGCCCGGTGCTCGATCGTCAAGACCGGATCCTCGAACTACACGTACGTCGCAACACCCACACCGGCGGCTATCCCGGTGCGTACGCTGAGCCTCACGGTGGAGCGCAACGGCATCGTCTTCGGCTACACTGGCTGCGTCGTCGGATCGTTCAAGTTCACGATCAACGAAGGTCTCCTGATGTTCAACGTCAGCATCGTTGGACAGGACGAGGCTACTCAGGCGACACCAGTTCCGACGTTCACGACGACCGTGCCGTTCGGTGCCGGCCAGTACGCGATCTCCATTCCCACGGCTTCGCAGGTGTTCGATGTTGACACCTTCGAGTGGACGTGTGAGGACAACGCCGAGCCTCAGTTCCGTCTGAAGGACACTGGCCGAGGAGCTCAGTACATCAAGTACGGCGAGCGTGCGCTCGGCTTGAATGTCGAGCGCGACTTCCTGAACAAGACTGACTACGATGCCTTCAAGGCACTCACGTCGCAGTCAATCACGTTCGTGGCAACCAAGGGCGTGAACAACTCGATCACACTTCTCACTGCGGTGTCTATCAAGGACACCTACGAAGTGGGTCTGAGCGGTCAGGGCGACCTCGTACGAGCGAGCATCGCCTACCAGATGCCAATCGACGGTTCTGGTAACTCCTACACCATCACCGTCAAAACCCAAGAGAATGTCACGTAGTAGCTAGGCTACAACTTCCCGTAGACGTTAAACAGACATGCTTAGACCTCTACTAGACTACTTGAATCTACACCTCACGTGCTTAGTACTGCAAATATGTCTAAAGCTAATCTCTTTAAACTATCCGGAAGTTATCGCGCGCGGCCCTGTGGGGAATGTAAAGCACATGGGCGCGCTGACCACGTTCACTAGGCGCAAACTGGAGGGTGAAATGCCTAGAGCTACAGTTGTACTCACCGCGGAGAGGCGCGACCTCGAAACAGTCGAAGGTGGCTGGGTTGAGATTCGTCGCCTCTCCTTTGGTGAGAAGCTCCAGAAGGACCAAGAGGCGATGAAGATGCGCTTCGCTACCGACACCGGCGACAAGGGTGATGGCAAGCGAGCTCTCGATGCCGAGGTCGCCATGATCAACGAGATGGTCACTCTCGTCGAGTTCTCTCGGTGTGTCCTCGATCACAACCTGGAGAACGAGAACGGGATCAAGCTCAACTTCCAGAAGCACGAAGACGTGCGCTCGTTGGATCCTCGCGTGGGTCAGGAGATCAACGACCTGCTCGCTGAGCTGAATGACTTCGAGCGGCAGTCCAAGCGTTCATCGACGGACGACAAGGGAAAATCGTCCCAGGTCTGATCTACAGGATCGAAGCATCGATCCTAATGAGCAGGCCTGCAGATCGGGACGTAGTCCAGGTTGTGAACTTGGTTCGGATGTGTCAAGCGTTTCAGGCACTACCTTTGCCAGGCGGCCTTTTCAATCAAGACGCGTACTTCGTATACCTGACCAACATAGTTCTTGAGGCTGACAACAAGCGTCAAGAACGTGAGACGGCTAAGGTGAAGTAATGGCACTAGCAACACGAAACTTGTACCTTGTCCTGAAAGCTAGGGATGAGGCGTCTCGTGTTGTGCGTGGCTTCGGACGTGAGCTGACTCGGGCTGGTGCTCTGGCCCAGGCTGAGTCAGCCCGTGCCGGTGCTCGTTTGGCTGCCGAGCGAGCTATGTACCTAGAGTCGGTAGGTGCTTCGCAGGCAGAGATCGATGCACAGAAACAGCTTGCGAAGCACCTCAAGAATACTGCAGCTGGACTTGAAGCTTCTCGAAGACAGGCTGTCAGGTTCTCGAATGCCTTGCATACAGTCTCGTCATCGATCATCACTGTAGGCTCAGGTCTAGTAATCGCCGGTGGCGCAGGTCTCGCCTTCTTCATGAGCTCGATTAACGTAGCTAGAGACTACGAGCAACAAGTTCGAAAGACAGCAACACAGGTTGACAACTTCACTGCTAGCCTTGATGAACTCTCTCAGGTTGGTTTGGATATTGCCAACCGTATCGCTGTACCATTCGAAGAGATTCAACCAGCACTGTACAACATCCTGTCTTCGACAAACGCTAACCTCGAACAGGCTACGGTGCTGCTCGAGGCATTCGCGAAGACGGCTGTTGCTGGTCAAGTGTCTCTGGAGGACGCAGCTAAGGGTACTATCCCGATCCTGAACGCCTTCAACATTCCGCTTGAAGATGTCAATAGGATCCTGGATATTCAGTTCCAGCTCGTTCGTAAGGGTGTTGGTACCTACGGCGAGTTCGCATCTGTTCTTGGTCGAGTCGTTCCATCGGCGACTCGAGCCGGTCAGAACTTCGAAGAGGTTGCTGCTGGTCTAGCTTACCTTACTCGTAACGGTCTTAGTGCTGCGATGGCTTCTAGCTCCTTCGCACGTGCCTTGGATGCGATCTCCAACCCAACGGCTGTACAGAACATGGAGAACCTAGGCATCCAGGTTCGCGATGTTGCTGGCAACATGCTTCCTCTGGAACAGATCCTCAAGGGCCTTCGAGACAAACTCGATGCGCTGCCTCAGGCTGATCGAGTTGCTGCTCTGGTAGACATCTTCAAGGGTGCCGGCGGAACGATTCAGGCTCGACGATTCCTCGACCAGGTTCTTCTTCGTCCTGGCGAGCTAGAGGAGTTCATCGGGTACTTGGGCGACATGAAGGACTCGGCTGGAGCCTTCGACTCTGCCTACAACGAGATGAGCGAGTCTGTAGCTTCGCAGACCGAACTACTTCGCAACAAGTGGAAGATCCTTCAAGAGGCTGTTGGCCGCATCTTGACACCTGCCTTCGTCTCGGTGATCAAGTGGCTGCAGAAGGTACTGGATAAGTTCAACGAGCTAGACCCTCGCACTCAGAAGATTATCGTCATCCTGGCGGCCCTCGGTGCAGCGTTCTCAATTGTTGCAGGTCTTGTCCTAATCCTATTGGGCATCCTTGCTGGTGTGGTTGCAGCTGTAGTAACGGCCGGCGCAGCCTTCTTCTACCTGATCGGTGCAATTGCCCTACTCGTGACAGGACTAGGAGTACTGGCTGCCGGCTTCGGAATTGCTTGGGAGAAGAGCGAACAGTTCCGAAACATGATTCACGATGTCAGAGCCGCTGTCGAACGGCTATGGCATGAGGTTATCATACCGTTTGCTCAGGAAGTTAAGGCTGCATTCGACGAGCATCTCGCACCTGCCCTGGAACGTTTCCGGGCGGTGCTCGAAGAAAAGGTTATGCCTGTTGCTCGTGAGTTGTACCAGATGTTCGTTGACAAGATCATTCCAGCTGCTAAGGAAGTAGCGAACGACGTCAAGGATGTGCTGGCAAAGGCCTTCGAAGTCCTGGGCTACATCATCGACAACTATGTCATCCCAGCTATCGAGAAGGCGATCAAGTACTACAATGACCACAAGGAAACGATCGACAAGCTAGTCGGTGCTGCAATCTGGCTTGCGAAGTGGTTGTTGATCATTGCACTGATCGTTGGCGGGGTATTGGCTATAGCCTTTGGCGGTCCGATCCTAGCTATCTTCTTGGCCTTCGGAGCTGTGCTAACTGGGATTGGCATGGTCTTCGTTTGGGTGTACGAAAAGGGTCAGGAGCTTGGCGAATGGCTTAAGACAGCCTGGGACAAGATCGGTGCCAAGGGTGACGAAGCTGGGGCAAAGTGGGAAGGCTTCAAGACTAAGGTCAGCGATGTCTGGACTTCCATTAAGGAGGTCACGACTCAGGCTTGGGACTATGTCGTTGACAAGTTCAATCAGTCCATCGAGTACCTAAAGGGTCTGTGGCAGCAGTTCTGGGAAGGTCACATCGGACGCTTGCTCGTCGCTATCTGGGAGTTCATCAAGGGTACCGTCGAGCTAGCTATGGCCTCAGTGACGTTCGTCATCCTCTGGGGCTTGGAAATGCTCAAGATTGGTTGGGACTTCGTTTGGGGCAGCATTAAGGACACTATTACAGCCGTTTGGGACTTCATTGGTCCCTACGTCGAAGGTGTCTGGGGTATTATTCAGGCGGTTGCAGAAACCATCTGGGGGAACATCAAGAACTTCTTTACCGGTACTGGTGAGGATATTAAGAACGTCATCCTGAATGCCTGGGACTTCATTACTAGTTGGCTCAGCTCCAAGTGGTCCGAGATTCAGTACTTGGCTGACAAGACGTTCACTCAGATCAAGGACACCATCGGTCAGAGGATCAATACCGCGAAGCAGGTGATCGTAGATGCGTGGGAAGCTGTCAAACACTTCTTCACAGTCAACTTCGGTTGGATGTACGATGCGGGACAGAACCTGATCAACTCGTTCATCGATGGTATCAGTAGTCGCATCGAAGCAGCGACTGAGAAGATCAAAGAGCTCGCCCAGAAGATTCGGGACCACTTCCCATTCTCGCCAGCCAAGACTGGTCCGCTGTCAGGTTCTGGCAGCTTGTACAAAGCCGGACAGACGATGATCCGTCAGCTCGCGGATGGAATGAACTCGCAGGACTTGATGGTGCAAGGGTCCTCAGCAGCGCTAGCGACGAATGCTAGAGGGTCAATCCTGCCTGCTCCTGGGACGGGCAATGCAGGACGAACGGTGAACCAAGAAATTACTGTCAACACTCAGGAGATCAATCCAGTTCGACAGTCTGCTGAGCTCGGGTGGCTTTTGGCGGGGAGGTACTAATGCCTCTGGATGACTACACGTTCCAGTTGGATAGTGGGGTGTTACTCAACGATGACACTACACTGCCTTTTGTGGATGTGGAAAAAGTCGTCGGGTTGGACTCTGCGCCTTACAGAGAAACCATTCGAGACCATGAAGGCTCTGATGGCGGATTCATCGATGCTGAGTTCGAGCGTGGTCGCGACGTCGTCCTAGAGGGTACGGTGTACGCTAGCGACGCAGCTGATGCTACAGCCACTGAAGTCTACTTGGATAGCATCAAGGCTAACTACGCACCAGTTCAGACACCGATACCGTTCGTGTTCTCTGTGCCGGGTGTCGAGGAGCGATTGATCTTCGTCAAGCCTCGAGGCGTTCGGTACAACTGGGAACTGCTTCGACGGATTGGCATCACACCAATCCAGCTCATGATGTTCGCAGAGGACCCTCGAATCTATACTGCGGAGGAAAGTCAGACCACGGTCAGCTACGGCGGCGATGCTGGTCTAGGTTTGGCTTTCAGTGCGGGGTTCAGCATCGACTTCGGCGGTGGTGCTACTCCGGGAGGTGCTACGGTTACTAATGAAGGTAACCGTCCAGCTCCTGTCGAGTTCATTATCACTGGACCGATTATCAATCCGGTCATCACGAACAGTACGACTGACGACACGTTAGGCTTCACCATCGAATTGACTGCGTCCGACACGTTGACGATCAACACACGTAACCGCACTGTGTACTTGAATGGCAATGTCAACAGGCGCAACACGTTGAACTCACCTGCTGAGTGGTTCCACTTGGAGCCTGGCGACAACATCATTGGCTTTGGCGGATTGTCTGGAACAGGCGCTACTCTGGACATCAACTTCAGATCGGCTTGGAGGTAACGTAATGACGGTTCTTAACCCTCCAGGGTTCCTTCAGAATGCTGGAGCTACGCATACTGCTGAACAGTTCCGCAACTGGAGTGGTATCCTCCTGGCAGGAGCTAAGGCGTCTACAAGCCTCATCGCTCGAGGTGGAATCAATCCGAGCCTTGGTAACAAGCTGCAGGTAACCCAGTCCGCTTCTCCCGGCATGAGCGTTATCGTCAAGTCAGGACATGCAGCTATCATGGGTACGGAGGGAACCAAGCAAGGCGTGTACATGTGCCTCAATGATGCTGATGTCACGTTGAGCATCGGTGCCTCACATGCCACGCTGCATCGGATCGACAGGATTGTCTTCAAGGTCGAGGACAGCGCCTACTCAGGTGTAGCGAACACGAGCAGCCTGGTAGTCGTTGCAGGCACTCCGGCATCGTCGCCGGCCGCTCCTACGCTTCCTGCGAACTGCATCGAGCTTGCCCAGGTGTCGATTGTTGCTAACGATACGTCGATCACCAACGGCGAGATCACTGACATGCGAGTCTACCTGGCTGGTACTGGCGGACTGATCTCGGTTGCCAATCAGGCTGAGCGTGACTTGCTGCTTGGCTTGTACGACGGCATGTGCTGCTGGCGACGTGACACAAAGGCGATGGAGGTGTACAACGGTACCGACTGGGGCGTCATTGCTCAGCGCGCCACAGCCTGGACAGACTACTCCTCCACGTTCACTGTCACAGCAAGCAGTGTCAACCCTACTAAGGGCAACTCGACCTACGTCGCAAAGTACAAGCAGAACGGTAAGGACGTTCTGTATAACTTCAAGGTGACGATTGGGTCTACCTTCGTTGCCGGAACAGGCTCGTACAGCTTCCTGGTTCCGGTTGCTTGTGAGAGCAGTCGAGTTGCCGTAGGCAAGGTCTTCGTTAACGACTCAGGTACAGCATTGATAACGGGCGCCTGCACCTTCGATGCCGATGCGACTCACGTGGTCGTGTTCCTGTCCAGTGGTACTACTATTGGAGCGGCTGGTCCGGGTACGGCTTGGGCCGTCAACGATACGATCCTCTGCTCTATTGTGTACGAAGCTGCGTAATGAATACTAGGAGGGTAAATGAGAAAGGTACTGGAAGCACTTGCAGTTGCAATACTAGTTGTTGCGAGCGTAACGTTCTCGCAGACAGCCTTCGGCTCCCAAGCTCGCATTGATGGAGAATTCGATGTCGTCATGTTCGGCGACTCGATCTCTCTCGGGCCGTCATACGCTCCGCAGCTCGAAGCACTGCTGGCCCAAGCAGGTGTAACATCGCGCCTCACGACGGTTGCTCATGGTGGTTGGAGCTGCGGGATGCTTCAGTCGCTGGTGCCACAGGTTCCGACTAACACTGAGCTGGTCATCATCGACTGTGGAACGAATGATGCGTTCGTTCCTACGATTGATGGACCGTACAATTCACTGCTAGATGCGTTGCTAGCTCAAGCACCTCAAGCAGTAATTCTTCCGGGCTGGATTCAGTACACCTCTTACCGATTCGGCGGCACAGGCTTTCAGAATGCGGAGTCGCTAGTGAACGACTCCATCTACCGCGTGACCATGAACTCTGCTAAGGGTCCTCGAGTCATATGGCCTCCTGTTGACTACCAGCAGATTCCTGAGTGGTACCTCAGCGAAGACGGTATTCATCCGTCGCCGGCTGGGTACGACGTGAAGGCAATCCTGATCTACAACCGTATCCGTGCCAAGTTCGGTCTTCCGGATGTGGCTCAACCTTTGTGTGGCATGGTTGGTGATTGGCGAATCCCTCACGTCGCTTACTCGCCGTGCTCGGTTACTAGGGCGAAGTAGGGAGGGCAGAGATGCCTACGGATCATGATTGGCACCTGTTTGACGCTGAGAAGAACTACTTCGTCAAACGCGAGGGTGAGCACTGGTTGGTGAAGCGCGAGGATGAAACAATCTTCGAGCTCACGCACGAGCAGTTCGATCAGCTTCGTAACGAGGGTGTGAGTCCGGAGGGGTTGGAATGACGAATCCCGATCCGTCTCATATTACAGATGCGATGTGGTGGCTTTGGGAAGAGTGTACGACATTCATCCCAGGTGTCCGCCTCGGTGGTATCTACGCGAACAAGTCGGGATACCACAACTCAGTCAACTCGAACAAAAAGGGTTGGCCTGGCGACTACTCGATTCGGCTTCCGCTGGATCTAACGATGCCTGACAACAAGGCTCGGGCCATCGATCTTACCATGGACGACAATCAGATGGTGCTTCGTACAGGGTACCTGATTGCGTCAGCACAGCACCCGGAGGACAATCGTCTCTACGGAGTACGAGAGTTCTACGGAACAGTCGACCTGAACAACGTTACTGGCCTCAGTCAGACCGGTACAGGTGACTGGGTATGGGTGACGTCGGACGATAGTCACCTCTGGCACGATCACATCTCGGAGTTCACCGAGTACGCCGACGATATGGATGCGCAGAAGGCAATCGCATCTGTTCTCTCGGGACAGTCTTGGGAGGACTGGAACAGTAGTACTGAGGAGGGTGAGGACATGGCTTTCATCGCGCGTGACGAGACTGGTCAGATGATCGCGATCAACAACGACTGGACAGGCTTCTTCCGGGTGCCTAAGGACTACCCTGGCGGCGAGCAGCAGTTCCTGAAGGACCGCTCGTTCTACGGCATGCCTGACAAGCAGATCAAGGAAGGCAGCAACCTCAAGAGCTTCAACGTCGGAACTCGCATCTGCGGGGTCGACCTGGCTGCCGTTGGTACAGGCGGCGTCGCCAACCTGAGCATCGAGCTCAAGGGAACTGGAAAGCCTGTCTAATGACTGACTTCCGATACATCTTTGGGACTCTACGCAGCGAGCAGGTGGTTGAAGAGATTCCCATCTTCGGTGTGTATATGAACATGGAGTTGAATGTCGGAGGTCAGTTCCAAGGCACCTTCCAGCTTGACCAGGACGGCAAGGATAACTCGGCGCTTCTCGATGCGACTGAGCCTGGTCGGACGTGGGTAGCTGTCGAACGTAACGGTCAATGTATCTGGCATGGATACATCTGGAGCCGAGTGTACTCAGCTCAGTCCAAGACCGTGCAGCTATTCGGTTTGTCGTTCGAGCACTACATCGAGAAGCGCCGCATCCTTCAAGACACTACCTACGTCGCTACTGAGCAACGCAACATCATGCGCGGGCTGTGGACTCAGCTTCAGGACGACGCAGGTAGCGACCTGAACATCGTCGTGCCGGCTGCATACTCTGATGCAGTCTTGAAGGACTTCAGTGCCTTAGCTACGGACAGGAAGTTCTACTGGGAAGCAATCAGTCAGCTAGCCAACACGGAAGATGGCTTTGACTGGTATATCAACGTTACCAAGGACGGCAACTTCTATCACAAGGAGTTGCTCATCGGCTACCCATACCTAGGCACAAACCCTTTCCAAGGTATGACGGTCTTTGAGTTCCCCGGGAACATCACTCAGTACTACTTCACCGAAGCGATGAGTGATGCAGGCACTCACGTCTCTGTCCTTGGTGAGGGCGAGGGCTCTACCATGATCTATGGTGAGTCCAACAACGATGACCTACTGGCTCTGGGCTTTGCTCGATGGGATGTTCACATCAGTCGCAAAGACATCCACGACCAGACCATCATTGATAGCGTCGCCGCGCTCGAGGCTGTAAAGCGCCGACCTCCGATGCCTGTCATCAAGCTTCAAGTCAAGTCGAACCTCGAGCCAGTCTTTGGCAGCTACGGCCTGGGAGATACTTGCGGTATCTCTATTCAGGATCCTAGGTTCCCAAATGGTATCTTCCTTCGCAAGAGGCTACTGAAGTGGGAGCTTACACCGCAGAGCTCCGAGAATGCTGAAGAGGCAAGCTTGGTATTCGAGGGAGATCCGGATGTCTAGTACACGTGGTCGCTATCGTAGCGACGACACAGATATCATCGCACGTGTAGCTGAGCTCGAACGAAGACTCGGTGTGATGGAGTCAACGACTCGACTCGGCAGCTCAACGATCGACCGAGGCACGCTGACAATCAGGGAAGGTCGCATCGTCATTGTCGATGCTGATGGCAACGAAACCATTCGCATTGGCTTGCTCGATGACGGCTCGTACGACATCGCAGCTGTCGAGACTTCCTCTGGTGAAGAGGTACGCTTGGCGGCCCTAGCCTTTGGGCAAGGGGGCTCTTTCGATACAGGCGCAGCTACGATAACTGGGCTTACTGGTATGGGCTATACTGATCCGACTACTGGAACAGCTGGTCCTACGGTAACGGCACTGGTAGGAGAATCGCGTCGATGTAAGGTAACTATTGGTGCAGCGCTCGAGCACTCCTTTGCCAACCCTCTTGTATCATCCAACTGCGGCATCAGCTTCGAGTGTTCAGGAGCAACCACCTTTGCAGGCAATGGTGACTGGTCGTTGGGTGACCTGCTAGAGATCAGTCCAAGCATTGGTGGCACTTTGTACCACCGTGTCTTCAGGGCTTCGTACACACACATCTTCGATCCGGCTATTGCAGGCCTGCCGGTTCTCAACCCAGGGCTTAACACGTTCAAGATGATGTATCGTGCCAGCCCTACTGGTGTGACAGGCAACTACGCAGACAGGCTTATCCTGGTTGAACCGTTCTAGTGAGGGGTAGGCGACGGCGTGGATCGATGGATCAAAAGCGCCGTCATGGCAGCAGTTACAATTGTCTGGACCATCTATATGTTGGTGGGAGTCGGCAAGTGGATCTTCGCCGGCGAGGCTATTCCCGATCCTGCAATCTGGGGAGTACCTGGAATGGTATGGCTGGCGCTCAACCCACCATTCCCAACCAAGAAGCAGGAGCCACCACCACAATGACGTACTGGCAAAGAGTTCTGGTCATCATGATGGTCCTGCACATCGTTGGTCTGTTCATAGGAGTAGCAGTGAGGGTAACGAGAAGGCGATAACGAATGGGTCAGCTACTACGAAAGGCACAAGACTTCCTTGTCAGTAAGATGGGTGAAACAGTCCTACGCCTTTTGGTGGTACTGTCGATCATCCTGAGTTTCGTTGCATCGTACCAAGTCACTCGACTCTACCGCTGCCAGGCGGCGTACAGTGAGGCGAGTGCTGCTGCTCTTAGAGCCCGTGACCGTGCGAGCTTTGACGACAGGAAAGCCACCGACGACATGGTCACATCCATTCTCAGCTCGACCACAGGCGCTGAAACACTGAAGGCGCTGCAGGAGTACGTAGCTACACGCACACGGACAGATCTCGAGCGCTCGCAGAATCCCCTGCCTGTACCAGGGAATTTCTGCTAAAGAGACCGCTAGCCCGGCATCCAGGATACCCTCCCCTGCGATGCCGGGCTAGTGCTCTACTCGGAAGACGGCTCAGGCTTGAATGGCTGAAGCAGCTCGGTGTGGTTCATTGCGAACAATCGGTAGCGGAGCAGGTGCCGAAGTGCGTCAGTGGCGTGCCGCTGGCCAGGCACCCACAGGCCGAGAGTCTTGATCTTGTCGTCAGACCAGAAGCCCTTTCCGAGGCCTGCACCTGTCATAACCAATCTGACGTAAGGCCTTTCGTGCGCCCATATCCTTAAGGCGCCGATAACCTCAGCGGCGGTGTAGTCGATCTTGGTTCGAGAGCGTTCGTCGAGCCTGAACTCGAAACGCTCACAGATCACAACGACCTGGTCAGGCCTGTTGTTGAAGGGCTCAGCGTACCTTGTGACGTCGGTGATGTACCGCAGCACTAGAGCCAGCTCAGCATCGTCGGTGCAAGGGCCGATCTCTTCGCGACCCCAGATAGGACCATCAGGCCCTAAGGTGCACCAGGCAATGCCAGTAGTACCTCCGGGGTCGATGGCGATGATGACCTTAGGCTTCATCGACCGTCCCCGTGATCGCTCTTCTGCGAACAGCGAGCATCGGTGAAGGTGCAACCTTCTTCTTGGACGTCGGAGGGTTTTCGTTGAGCTCCCGGTCAATCAGCTCGAGGGCCGTTGGGTAGTACTCGGCTTCAGCCTTGACCGGCTCCTCACCTCCGAGAGGTAGCCACGTAGCGTTCAGCGTTGCGAACTCCAAGTCGCTGCCGAACATCTCGGTGAAGACTTCCTGCAGGTCGTCGACCGCCATCTCGTGGAACCCGAACAGTCGTCCGCGTCGAGGCAGGCCACGAAGGTCAATGCCTGCGATCGAGATGACGTGAGGCCTCCAGTCATGCCGAGGCAGACGATCTTGCAGCATGCGCAGTAGGTGAGTCCGGCGCTGCTCATTGAGCACCACCACACCCCGTCCCATAGGATTCTCTAGCAACCATCTAACGATGGCAGAGGTCTTCCCAGACGCTCTACCACCAGTCACAACGAACATCTTAGTTCCTCCATTCCCAATAGCGGCTCATCGGCCCTGTGGGTGAGTGACAACTACGAACGCGTTAGACCGCAAAGAGACGATTCTGCAGCTCCATCTAGTGAGGCTATAGATTCACTTAGTCTACAAAGAGTCTAACTAGGTCTGTAGAACGTCTATTCTACATCACTACCGAGAGACTCTCTGACCTCTAGTCGGCTGTTGACGTCGGCGAGGGCAGCCTGAAGCTCTTGGATACGTACTGTGAGTTGTGCCTGACGCTTCTTGAGCGACCGAGCACCTCGGGTGAGCACGACGATGTTCGAAGGATCGAAGTTGGTCCGATCGCCATCCTTGAAGGATGCGTACTCACTCTCGTGGAGTTCTCGTTCAAGCATCTCTTCAGCCATGAGACGGTGAACGAGTATCCACTTGCCGTTGGAGATCTTCCGGTAGCGGTATCCATTCGCAGATACACGCTCCGTGCCGATCTCAGATTCAGTTCCTCTCACTTACCAGCCTCCTGCCGAGTGACGGGTCTTGTGCCATTCGCGTTTGCATGCATCACACATCGGCTTGCCGTGTATGCACTTGTCTGCGTGACTGACAATCCAGATGAGGAAGTCTACGAACTTATGCGCTAGCCATAGCAGGAGCCTCATCAGAGCTCGCCCCAGGATTTGCCGACGCTAATGTCGACTGGGAAAGGGAGGTATCCTGTGAACTTACGTCCCTCGTCGGCCATGACTTCACGGAGTAGGTTACTGACCTCCTCTTGTTTTTCCTCGGCACACTCGGCAACAAGGGCGTCGTGAATCGTGAGCCGGAGAAAACCCAGACCACGAAGCAGTGGACGCACTCGTATAAGGGCGCTGAGGCAAATATCTGATGCAGTAGATTGTGGCAGGTAGGACAGGGCTTCATTGAGAACATCCTTCTTGTTCTGGTCGGTGATGAGGAAGAAGTGTCGACGACGTCCGAAGGGCGTCTGGAGTGGCCTGCCTGACAGGACAGTTCGCTTGATGCTCTCCTGCCAAGCGACGATGCCTGGGATCAGGTTGGTGAAGTCGTCGTAGGCCTTCTGAGCTTCGACAGGTGTGAGTCCGTACTCCTTGCCGATCGAGAACGCCTCACGACCGTAGCCGATGCCGTAGAAGAACGCCTTCGTCCTGATTCGTTGTTCCTTACCCCACTTGCCAGCTCCGTACAGCTGATCTGAGAGTTCGTTGAAGAAGTCATACCCTTCTTCGTCACGTGACAGGATCTCTCGCAGATACTCATCCTGAGCGAGGAAGGTCATGACACGTGCTTCGGCTTGCTTGTAGTCAGCCTGGATCAGTACGTTACCAGGTCGACTGACACTAAACTGCCGTCGGATCTCCTTATCACGGACAATGTTCTGGAGATTCGGGTTTCGAGATGCCAGCCGTCCGCTCGTCGTACCATGGAGCATGTAAGTTGTGTAAACACGTCCCCGGTAAGCCCGTTTGCGGATTCCAACAATGTATGTACTGTAGAGCTTATGCTGTCGTCGGTATCTGAGAAGAGTCTCGACAAAGCTTCGTCGGGAACTCCCCTCACGCAGTCGAGGGAGCACCGCTGTGAGTGTTGCTTCGTTCGTAGATGCAACTTTGACCCCCTGCGACTCGAGGTACTTCTTCACCTGCATCGGTGAACGAGGGTTGATACCGAGCAGCGGTCCATCTTCGAGGTGACCTGTCGACGCTCTGACGATGTCGTCCAGCTCCTGCTCGATGACATCAAGCCGTTCGATGTACTCGTTCATGAGCTGGTTGCTGTAGTCCTTGTCCAGTGCAATACCATTCAGCTCGAGGAACATGAGCTGGTTAGCTGCCTTGACGAGGAAGTCGTGAACATGGCGCATGCCTGTTCGTTCGAGCTGCTCATCGAAGACCTCGTACAGTCGCCACGTGTTAGCGCAGTCGAGGGCATTGTACTTGTACAGGATCGGTCGAGGAATGTTTGCGTAGTTACCACGCCTCGGGACGTACTTCTTGATCTCGGCTTTCCAGTCAGGTGATCCGAGAAGCTCGATCGCCATGACGTCTAGGCCATGACCTCCAGGTCGTTCGTCCAATGCGTAGTGGGCGAGCATCGTGTCGAACCAAAGCTCGAGCGCGCCGAACAAAGGGAACAAGCCGGAGAGGTCGTACTTACCGTTCTGAGCGATCAGCTTCTTGGTCTGAAGCAACTTCTTGAGTGAGGCTCTCACGCTGTCGAACTTGAGAGCCTCTTCGCCGATCACGATAACGCTGTCAGGTCCATATGCGATACCGACGCACAGGATGTCGTAGTTGTTCGGATGGTCGAAGTCGACGTCCTTGTCGAGACCTGTCTCGATGTCGATCATGATCGGCTGGTCAAGCCCTTGGAGCATCTTGATGTAGTCGAGAGCTGGTTCCTCTTCGTCAGCCAGATGCCACTCGGGCTCTCTCCATGCCTTGGCGTTTGTCTCGAACAGCTTGCCTACGTCCGTGACCAGAGCTGGAAACGCATCTGCGTTTCGGAGGCAGTACGCCGGGTGCCATGACGCAACAACTCGTGTAGTACTCGCAACTCCGTTGTTGGTGAGAAGTCGGGATGGACTCTTTGCCGGCCCGATCCGTAAGGTAGTGATCGTCCCTGTATCCGCCACGAGCAGAGTCCCAGCGGTCCCACCAAGTGCAAGTACATCTGTAGCACCCCACTCGGCAAGCTCACGAGCGAGGCGACCCGAGCATGCAGCAACCGCATCCTTACTAGGCGTTGCATTATCCGTAGGACGACATAGGGTGACATTGGTTAGGAGCACCTCGTTGCGCTCGATGCCATGGTGCTGGAGGATGGTGTTGAGCAACTTGCCACTAGGACCAGTGAACGGCTGACCGAATGTCGCCTCGTAAAACCCTGGCGCTTCACCTACGACCGCTATCTTCTTGGCGCCTTCGCCCAATTGCGGTTGCCCCTGTGGGTATTTGGTAGGCACGTACGCGGCGCTGCGAAGAGGGCAGTTGTCACAGTCAGCACCTAGATGCTGCGCCTTCACTTATGCCTCGCCGCCCATCTCATGTAGGTGCGAACGTTGGATTCCAGCAGTTCAGGATCGAGGTTCACCTCTTCTTTGAAGTAGCCAGGCCAACGCTTGACGTGAGCCTTGTCGAAGCCGAGCTCCTGCTTGGCGTACGTGAACTTGTACGGGAGAGCTGAATCGGTAGACCTGATCCCTGAAGAGAAGCTAAGCAGGTCCAGTTCGTCCGTGAAGTGAGGACTCGCTCCGAGGAGATGGATGTCGAAGCGATCAGGATACGTTGCCGCGATGTGTCTGGCAATACGAACTCGCATGGTATCACCTCGGTTCTTTACGAGCACCTTCGGGATGCCGATGGTCGTGATCCGAGCTTCTGTGACGTAGTACGCCAGAAGAGCTTCGAGGTCGATCCAGTACTCGCCCTGAAGGACAGCCATGATCTTGTAGTCGCCCTCGAATTCCCGAAGGAACTCATGAGTGAGTGCACGAGTGCCTGTGTAGCTACCCATGACGTCAGGAGCGACGACTTCATCTGGCTGGAAAACGTGAGCTGCCTCTGCGAGTGCCTGGTTGGTTACCAGGTCACCCTCAGCACAACCATTATCGAGGATGATATAATCCCCTCGGTCTTTCGCGTCCATGTAGGTTCGGAGGTAGTTGGGATTGGATAGCGTGTCCTTGAAGGGAAGGATGAGGTGGATGTCGCTTTGGAGTACTGTGTGCTCGTACCCCTTCGGAGCAATCAGTGCAGCCTTCACTCTCCTGCCTTCCGCTTCTTGTTGCTACTGTCTTGCCACTTGATAGCCACCATGAGGCACACGAAGGCAAGACCTGTTCCAATGAGGTTTGCCATCATGTCTAGGAAGAACTCTTTCATGTCACTCCTTCGGAGGTCGAACTGCTGTTGCCTCGGACGACTTGATGAAGCCGGTGATCGGAACGGTCTCTTCCGGCAAGTTCTCGGCCTGCATCATGAAGATGCGCTCCTGTAGAAGGCGCAGTCGGATGTAGGTGTACCGCATGTAGTTGGAGAAGTCGGCAATCTCCTCCAACGCCTCGGTGATCGTGTCGACCGTGAGGAACTTGCCAGCGCCATACTTCTCGGCGCCCATCTTGTGTCGATCGAAGGTTACATCGTCGAACTCTTTGCTGAGTTCGGTGATGAACTGGGCGAACTCGACCTTTGCAGGATCGACTTCTTCAGGCTCGGTCATCGGTGACTCCCGTTGATACGGCTGAGGAACTCAGCCTTTGCGGTCTTCTCGTGGTCGGCGAAGCGTCCACGCATTGCAGCCGTGTACGTTGTTGTGCCGGGAACTTGCACGCCTCGGATCGTCATGCACATGTGCTCAGCCTCGAGCACGACGGCGACACCGAGAGGCTGCATGTTCTCTTCCAGGAAGTCTGCGACCTGCTTGGTCAGCTTCTCCTGAACCTGGAGAGCCTTGGCGTAGTGCTGGACGACTCGGGCGATCTTGCTGAGACCCGGAACGATCTTGTCGGGGATGTAGCCGACATGAGCGACGCCGATGAATGGGATGACGTGGTGGTTGCAGAGGCTTGTGAACGGAATGTTCCGCTCGATGATCATCTCATCGTATCCCTCGTTCGGGAACGTCTTCCATTTGATTGGCTGCGGCGTGGTGAGCTCCCGAAGCATCTGGACGAAGCGCAGCGGTGTCTCCTTGCCGTGCATGTCGTTCACGTCGAGGTCGCAAGCGAGGCGAAGAACAACCTCGGCAGCCTCTTCAGCCTCCTTGTCCAAGGCCATCTGACGGAATGTAGGTCCGTCCGCTCCGAGTGCGTTGGTCATGTGGGCCATCCTCTCTTCGATCTTGAGTCGCAGTTCAGGATTGATGTTGCGGAGCGGATCACCGAGCGGCACGTTGAGCCTCTCTCTGGGCACGAACCGAGTCCATGTCGACCTTGTCCTTCGGGAGCGTGACCCTCTTGGTCGTCTTGCCGTTCTCGTCCTTGTAGTAGAACGTGACGTAGCGGTCGAGATCGGATCCGTTCACCTTGTAGCGGGTCATCCTCGCGAAAGGAGTACCCTTGGTGAACGACTTGCTCGTGCCGATTCCCTTCGAGCGAAGGTCCTTGCGGTTCGGAGTAACCTCAGGCCTTGGAGCTGACGGCTTTGGCTGGGCTACGAAGAGTGCTCGCAGCTTCTCCAAGGCGGTCTGCTGCTCCTCGTGTCGAGGATCGGGAACGTTCTCCATCGGGTGACCACCCATCATGTCCTCCTTGCATCGGCTGGCCAGATGTACTTGTGCGCCTGGATGTTAAGGCGCCATGGAAGACCCATTCGGAGCATCCAGTCGACGACGACTGAAGGTTCCATCTTGCCCCAGACCGGGCCGACGAAGAACTGCACGTCGCGGACCTGGGGTTGGATGCGCATGTATGTGTCGTACGCCTCGCCCAGGTCGTCATCGGAGGCGACGGTGAACTTGATGGCATCCTTCGGTCCGAGCCGAAGAGCATTCTGCCACACGGCGTCGCTCTCGCGAACGTTCTCGCCTGATCCTGAGAGCTTCCAGTCCATGACGAAGTTCATCCGGTGCATGGCTCGATGAGGCCACTCGATGGTACCGTTGGTGAAGACCTCCATGTCGAGGCGTTCCATGGCGCACATCGAGATGAGCTTGAGCAGGCGATCGTGCTCCTGAAGGAAAGGCTCGCCGCCGGTGAAGCAGACGTTCCGAGCACCAGTCTTGCCTGTCTCATCGAGAATCATCTCGAGGATTTGCTCGGGACCGAGCTCGAGCCAGTCCTTGCGGTACAGCTTCGGATCGATAGCGTGTTGAGTGTCGCAAGCCCATCCAGCACACTTCAGGTTGCAGCCTGCGAACCTGACGAAGGTGGTTGGAATGCCTACCTTCGGTCCTTCTCCCTGCGTCGAGGTGTACACCTCTGATAGACGCATATGCCCTCCTTGATAGGGGAGGTCCTCCGAAGAGGACCTCCCAGACGGATTAAGCGGTACGAGCCATTCGCATAAGTGCTCCAAACTCGCGGCGCTCGAGGCGTCGGGCCTCTCGTGCCTTGATCAGGTAGGTCTGCACTTCAGATAGTGTTGCTGTGTACAACGAGATTGTCTCGGCGACTGGCTCGAGAGGCTCTGGCGTACCAAGTACGGCGCCGCGTGAAGCTTGGTCGAGCTTTACCGCTGTCCAGAACGCTGTGTCGGCCAGGTCGTGCTGATGAGGGCTACGACTTGACCGGTTGCTGAGCACACAAGCGAGGAGGACCAGTACGACCAATGTTACTGGGGTCATAGCGATTGCCCAGAAGACATCGGCGGAGAGCAACATTTCGGACATGCAACTTCCTTACTACTTTGACCACTTGGTCATAGCACCATTGGTGCCGGTCTCGTGGATGGTCACGTGCACGGCTGTGATGCCGAACACCTCAACCTGTCCCACGGCCCACTCACAGATCCACTTGCTGAGGTTCTCTGTAGTGGGATCTCCAGGCGTGGTCTTGAGACCTGGAAGTCGTTGGTAATGGGCAGATGCTTCTGAGATCCCGTTGTCTTCGGGGAGCTGCTTCAGTTGCCGCGCCCAGGGATCGGACTCGTTGAGGATGAGTCGGTGGTCGAACTCGGTGTCGATGAAGTTGCGGAAGGCCCGCTTCAGATCACCGAAGTCCATACCACAGAGGATGCCGTCCTCGTCGAGCTCACCGTCGAGCCGAAGAGTGATCTGCATGGAGTGTCCATGGATCTTCTGGCACTTGCCTGGGAGCATGGAGAGCCGGTGGGCGATCTCCATGTTGTGGTTCACGAAGATGCTGTGCATCAGTTCTCCTCGTACGCTGTGACGTCAGAGGTGGTCTCGACCCTCGTCTTGCCGACGACGACCTTCCAGTACTCCTCGTCCTCGTACGGTGTCGCGTCGTAGCGTCGCTCTGCAGGACTGGTGTGAGCGTTCCACGTGATGAGCGCATTGTGGATCGCTTCGAGACGCTCGACGCAGGTGCCACATCGACCACAGTGCTGGTCACCACCCTTGTAGCAGCTCCACGTGAGGTGAAGAGGCACGCCGAGCTCGAGGGCTCGAACTGCGATCTCCTCCTTCGTCTGGTGGATGTACGGAGTGGTAAGCGGCTTGGCCGTCTTGCTGTAGGTGCGATCGCCGATCACGATGGGCTCGATGTCCTCGACGAAGAAGTTGTGGAAGCCCTGATTGCCATCGAGGATCGCCTGGCCGAGTGAGAAGATGAACTCGGGACGGCAGTCCGGGTAGACGAAGTGATCGCCGGCGTGAACTGCTGTCGCGACGGTGTTGAGCCCTCGGTTGATCGCGATGCCTGTGGCGATCGACAGCATGATCATGTTGCGGTTCGGAACGACCGTCTGCTTCATGTTGTCTTCGGCGTAGTGACCTTCAGGAACCTCGATCTCCTTGTTCGACGTGAGCGCCGAATTGCTGAGGAACTCCGTCAGAGTGCGAAGGTCGATGATGTCGTGCTGAATGTTCAGCGCCTTGCAGTTGGCCGCAGCGTACACCAGCTCACGCTTGTGGCGCTGACCGTAGTTGAACGAGATCGCTTGGACCTCGTCACCTCCCGAGAGGAGGTCGTACATGAGTGTGGTGGAGTCCAATCCACCTGACACAACAGCGAGTACCTTCATTCTGCCCTGATCCTTCCTACTGCATCGTATACCCAAGTTCTGCCCATGCGTGTTGCAATGATCATGCCTCGTTGCTCGAGCGTGTTGAAGATGATTTCAGCCTGTCGAGCTTCGAGGTGGTACCACTGCATCAACTGTGAACGAGATACGCCCTTGTGCCTACGAATGCTCTGCATGATGCGTTGCAGTAGCTGCTCATTGGCAGTACGTCCGATACCGTTCACAATCTCGGTACTGTACTTCAACCACTCACTGCCATACTTCAACCCTGTGAGTAGGTCGTTCAGTGTAACGATTACCTCGCCACGTTCTTTCTGATTCGATGCTGCAATAAGCACCGATGCCTTGAGAATTGACTTCGCCAGACGGTCGTATACAGGCGTCATGATGTCTGGCTGATCACTATTGACACCTGCGTACAGCATTGTAGCTTCGAGGATGTTGTAGCGAGCCCAAGCTTCTTCGGTCAAGCTCGCCATGATCCTAGATTCAGAGACGCCGATAGCCTTACCCTTGACGACGATCTCCTGATCGAAGACGTACCTGTCTCGAAGCTCCATGAGCTCTTCGACGATCTCGTCTCTCTCAGCTAGGTTGTCAGGAGTAGGTGGACCTAGTGGCTGTAGCCGACTTACATCCGATTCAGCCGTAATGAAGATGAATCGAGGTACGAATCCAGAAGCAACATGCTCGAGTGTGAGCAGTGACTGCACTCGCGTCTTGATGCCACCTCCGAAGATTAAGAGGCAGGGCTCGCGAACAGTTACTGTCTCACGCTTTAGTACTCGTTTCATTGTCTTGCCGTCGTACAACTTGGTAAGTGCTTCAGCCATGCCTGCCATGTAGTCCTTACGAGTCATCGATTCGATTAGGCCCGAGAACTCGTCGCGAAGGAACATCGACGGCTTTCCTGGTCTGATCTCGAGTGACTGCATAAGACCTTCTAGTGAACCATCCGTTGCTAGTAGGACGGTGTCATCGACCTGGTCAACGATGTCCATGGCGATGTCCATGGCCGTCGACTTACGTGTCAATGTCGTATCAGCTAGAAGCATGAACCACATGTTGGGCATGATCACGCCGAATGATGTGGGCAATCGGATTGTGCCTGCGAGTAGTGAACTGAGGATCATGAAAGCACCTGCGTGATGGTACTGTGTTGCCGCGTCGCCAAGTCTACTTGCCCACGATACATAGCGGTCGATGAAGGTGTGATAATGTGAGATCGAGTCGAGCTCTTCTTGAGTGATCAGCGGTGCTTGCTTGACTGTTTCAGGTACGAGGATGTTCAGCTTCTCGACGGTTGCTTGGTATGCTCTGCACACTTCTTCCCAGAGCAGCTTGGGATGCTTACCGTCTCGCTTGTACTTGTTGCAGGCCGCGTCGCTCGCGACGACGAACACTTCTTCCCTTGAGAGACCAGCTTCGAATAGAAGCATGATCAGCTGCCAGAGAACCTTGCTCCATCCACCATCGACTTCGGTGATCTGTGGTGTCACATCGAAGATGCTGAACGCCACCGGATTCAATGACCTGCGATACTTCTGCAGGATATCCAATGGCGTCTCGGTCGGCAGCACCTGAGGCATCGGGTCGTGGTCTCTAGAACTGATCCGTGACTCTTTGTAGACGTTGAAGTCTTCAATGGTGTGCTTGACCTTGGTGATCTTCAGAGTCTTGACACGAAATGGTATGTCGCGCTTCATGTTGTAGGTGTGAGGCACCCTCAGCATCTGCGTTAGGTCCCAACCACCTCCATCAGCGCCATCGGACACGTGGTGGTAGGCAATGTTCTTGCTGATCTGTTCCGCATCGGCAGGGTCAATTGGTTGCTCGAAAACCCACAGGGCCTGGTATCTGTTGTCCGAACTTAGGACCACTACGCTAGGCTCTACCAGCATTAGTTCTGGCGAACACGTATCTAGATCAGCCCAGGCGACTGTGCAAGGTGCGATGTTCTCTTTGACTCGTGGGCTCTTGGCTCCTGGAGGGCGATCTTTTGTCAGCATGAGTTGCGGACAGAAGTACGTATTGCCCTGCTTGTAGTTCACCTCGAGGTGAGTCAACATCCGCGGAAGCTCTTCCGGCCACTGAAAGAAGTGTTCTTCCCACTTCTTCTTTCCACCGTCGCCGATGTTCATATAGGCAATGCAGACGTACCCATCGACCCGCTGACCAAAGACGACACGAAAGAAGATGTTCCAAGCACTTCTATCTTCTTCCAGTGTATCCGGTTGTACCATGCACTTCACCTCCTATTCAAATGTATAAGGAACCCGAACGCTTGCATCCAACTATGGCTGATTGGCCTGCACTACTGTTGCCGCAGTGCTTTGGCTACAAGCGTTCGGGTTCGTTTATACTGCCGAGGTGATTAGCTCAGCAGCGAAGCGGCGTCGGTCTTGCCGGCCTTCGTGGCGACAACACCGCCGGTGTTGCCCTTCCACTTGTCCTGGCCGAAGAAGGACTTCGGCTCGAACTTCGGCGGGTAGGTCTTCGACGCGTCGTTCTTGTCCTTCGTCTCGCCGATCTTGATACCGCCGACGACGAGGACCGAGCCGACGAGCTCCTCCGGACGAGGAATGCGCATGCGTCCCTCGCTGACCTGCATGCCGAGCGCCTTCATGATGTGAGTGATCGTGAAGAGGGCCGGCGAGAAGAGCATCGCGTTCGTCCACATCTTGCGGTTGCGGTACGAGCCACCGGCGAGGTCCTCGACCACGGTGAACTCGATTGCGTAGAACGGCTTGCCTGGGTTCTTCGTCGACTGCGACTCCTTGAGGGTCACGTCGCTGATGTTCACCAGGTACTTGCCGGTCGGGAGGGGCTCCATGTCACGCGACTCGGAAGCCGCCTCGTCGCTCGAGAAGTCGATGTACAGAGCACCATCTTCGCCCATGTTGTCGTGTGCGATGTCGATGCCATACTCTTCGTCAGACATGTGATACCTTTCAGCTTGTGAGTGATGCGAGTTCTTCGTCCGTCACTTCATCGAGTTTCGGTTTTGAAGAGGTCTTTCGTACGATGATATCGTACAGCTGCTCCATGTTGGGGTCCGTCATGACGGGCGGCAGCAACCCTGAACGGTCCTTGGCGATCGTAGATTCGGTTGCCTGGGACTGTAGGACCCTGAGCTGTTTGACTCCTTCTGTTCCGTGCACCTCCTTGACGTTGTAGTAGAGGACAATGTCCAAGAAGGCTGCAACCTCGTTGGACATCTTCCCGGACAGCGAGGGGAGCTTGACAGGTCGGTTCATCCTGTCCTTGTCCTCACGCTCCAGGGCAGTGAAGATGACGTTGAGCGGAAGGTCTCGGAAGGCACGCACGAAGCGTCGTGTCTGCTCGAGGTTCTTTCCCCACTCGCGTAGGGAGGGAACATCGAGGTCACGCTCTTCGTTCTTGTCGACCAGCGTACGCATGATCTCCGACATGTTAAACTTCTGGATCTCCGTCAGGCTGTCGACGATGACCGTACTGAAGCCATGGCCGCCAGCGAACAGGGCATCGTACAAGCCCTGCATCTCGAACCAGGTCTTCACACGGACCTGTTCGACGTCGGGAAACTCCTTGCGAAGCGTGAGAGATCCACCTTCGATGTCGACGAAGAGAACTCGCTTCATCTCAGGAACCTCAAATGCTGATCCAGCCAGCCGCGTCTTGCCGACACCTGACCGTCCGTACACCAGCATGTTGAAGTGTGCCGGTACATCCCTGACCCTCTGAATGTTCAGGCCAGCGATCTTGTTGGATGTGATTACCATGTCGTCCTCACTGTTGGACTATTCTTCTACTCTTTGGTGCCGTGTGATGAGTTTGTTGTCTGGTCTGTGTACTGCTAGCGGGTTGACTGTGCAAGCGGCCTTGAGGGTCTCAGTAGTCTTCCAACCAGACATCCCACCACCGATCGTGATCTCCTCACCACAGAATCGGCATTTACGAACTGGCCTAGGCACTACTGTCCACCCTTCGATTCAGTTGACGGCTTTGCTTCTTCCCAGTACCTGCGAGTGCGCTTCTCGAAGTTGGAGAGGAACAAGTACTCGACATCCTCATCCTGATTTGTCGCCAGGCACGGTTGACGATATGCGCAAAAAGTACATCCGAACCTACCGGGCGAAGGGTAGATCCGGATGTTGGGGTCGGTCATCTCCAAGGCTTCGAGCCAGATGTTCTTGCCAGCGTTTTGGAGTTCACGCACGTTGCGGTGGACCTGCTTGCGGCTGAAGAACCTTGGCCCTGAAGACTTGAGGTAGTCCAGGAAGTCATCGTACGATCCCGAAGCCAAGCCCTGAGGATCGCCTTCGGTGATCGTCTCGAGGTACAGGTCGTATGTGGTGTTCTGCATCTTGTTGACGGAGTACCAGCAACCCTTGCGCTGCGTCTTGTTCGGCTCAGGCTCGACAGGGAATGCCTTCTTCATCTCGTGGTGGACGAAGCCGGCAACCTGGATGCCCAAGCCCCACAGGGCCCAAAGGTAGGAAGTGATCTGGTCCTCGAGGTAGACGAACTCGTCAGGAGAATCACCCTCTTCCTGTCCGGACAACCTAGCAGCTGTCTTCCAGTCGAAGATCCAGAGCCGACCAAGATCGTCCTCAGCCAGCATGTCGATGCGACCACCGTACGTGACGGGAAGACCATTCCAACTCTCGCGAGTAACTGCGCCCAACGCAATGATGCGCTCGTCTGAGCACTCGTAGTACTGCTTCCAGCAGTGGTCACACTTGCACCAGAGGAGGTCGCCTGTCTCAGGGTTGGTGATCGGGACCTCGAACTCGATCTCGACGGCCTTTGGCTTGAAGCCGACATCCTTGACCGGAGATACCTTGGTGCAGTGATACCGGATCATTCCAGTACCGAGCTCGATTCTCTCCTCGTAGTCCAGCTTGACCTCTGGATCAAGTTCGCTCGAGCCGCTCTGCTTCAGGAAGGCCTGCTTCTGCTCATTACAGACCTGCACGAATGTCACGATGGCGAGCTGAAGTCTTGTCTCAGGATCTTTGTCCCACATCGTTGGCTCGTACCACGACTCCATGGCCTTGTGGAATGCGGAGCCGAACTCCAACGGTTTAGGCGTGACCGTCGGATACCAACGATCATGGAAGAGCCATGACCAGCGACGACGACAAGCCCTGAAGCTCATCCGCTCGCTGGTGTGAAGTGAATGCGTAAGTTTATTGTCGATATATTTTGAGATATCCACATTTATCCCTTCTCCATTTATTATACCCTTGGATACGTAGTTGACCTCAAGAGGGGTCAAAATCGTCTTTATAGATGTCTAGACGAGACACTGTGGTACGATTTTGACCCGACTTCAATTCAACTAGCTATCCCAACGCCACCCTGACGCGGGACATTCGGTCTCTGGACCCCAGAAGCCGCCGTTCGGGAAATACGTTCGAGCGACGACATTGCCGGAGAAGGTGAAGCTGCCGAGTACAGGACCGCCTTGGCCGGTTCCGCAGTAGATGCTGTAGCCACCACCTGCTACCAGGTTGTTGGTGATTGTCACATCACGGATCGGTGAGGTGTTCGTCGACATCAGGATGGCTGATGTCTGCGAGTAGGGAACTCGGATAGTGTTGTGGTTGATTCGGATGTTACGGCCGCCGTCGGATTGGTAGCCGTCGTAGTGAGGACCGTCCTGAGGACCTCCTGCAGGGATCTCGCAGAACGTATCCTCGATGACGACATTCTCACCGAAGTGTCCGCAGTCCGAGCCGCCGTGAATGTGGGCACGTCGAAGTGTGTAGCCGTCGAAGGCAATGGCTTTGCCGTCGAGCTGTCCGGCCATGTTGATGTCGACACGATCAACGAGCAGGTTCGCGTTGGGTGAATTCCATCGGTTGGAAGATGGTCCCGTGTTGACTGCGATCGCGTAGTCAGCACTGCAGGTGATCTTCACGTTGCGGATGATCACGCCGACAGCTCGCACTGTGATGCAGCCACGAACGTCACGGTTCTCGTAGACCATGCCGGCCGTAGAGAGCGTCACGTCATTCGGAACGATGCCGAGGCTACCGGTAGTACCCGTATTGGTTGCATCCGGCCATCCGCACGCCGAAGGTACAGGCATGCAGTTCGTCGTCTGGGTCGGACTGGTAGTCGGGCTTGGCGACGACGTCGGCGAGGCGCTTGGAGAAGGTGTTGTAGTCGGACTCGGAGGCGCGGTCGGTGAAGGAGTCACAGTAGGCGACGGGGAAGGGGATGACGTAGGGGATTCCGTTGCCGAAGGAGTTGCGCTCGGCGTCGGGGAGCTTGAGGACGTTGGCGTAGGTGACGGTGTACCTGGTTGAGGCTTGCATACGAGGTTCATACCTCCATTCTCAAAGTCAGTCCTGACGCAGATCAGGCCTTGCTCGTCCACGAAGGTGGTCTCATTGGCTGACGACGGCGTCGGGCCTCCCACAAGGAAGGCTGACATCGCCAAGGCGAGGACGGCACAAGTAGTCGGTCCGAACTTCTTGATGTTGCCCCACTGCTTCTCCCACGCGTTCTGCAGGGGAGAAGACATTCTGTGCTTACCCATTCTATTCCCTTCAAAGAACTGATTAGGACACAATAGGCAATATTAGTTCCTCCATTCACTGCAGCCGCCCTGTGGGTGGTTGTATTCCACAGGCACGCATTCAAGATCCTCTATATCTTGCCCTTGCTCAGCAAGAATAGAAGTCCGAGCATGGCAACGACGAACCCTGCTAGGAGCCAGTCACCGAAAGTCATCGGGGCTCGATCAGAGTCACTGTCGGAAGACGCTCGCCGATGGGCTCGTGCGTCTGCAGGAAGGAGGTGCGCTCCTTCGAGAGGATGTCTGCAGGGTCGAGCAGGTTCCTAGGTGACTGCCATTGACCCTTCTTGCATCGGCCGCACTTCTTGCAGATCCACCATCCCCACTTGGCTCCGCGAGCGCTCTTCTCTTCCTGTGGTACACACTCGCAGAAGAGCGTGGGCTTCTTGAAGATGCCGGCGACCTTGACTGACGCATTCGGGTTGGTCGTTGTGAGACCTCCGACGAATCCCTCAGCGTCGTCATCGTTGTCGAACTGTATGAGAACGTACTTAGCCATTATTCCACCTCCTCCATCTTGTGTACGGATATGCTGACGTCGATGTCGTCGAGGCTCAACCCGAGTACGACCCGACTGAAGGTCTCGAACACCTTCACGACCTGAGTCTCATCGTCTACTATGCACGTCATACTGACGATGGTTTTGGTATCACTCACTAGTTGTCCCAGGTGAGGATACCTGACTCGGGATCGACGGTCGCTTCGGGCTTCTCGAAGAGGACCGTTTCGTGCTTGTTTTCCTTGCACGACAGTTCCTTGTCATGCAGGTGGATGACTGTCTCATCCGGGTAGTACTTGTCGAGCAGTCGACGCTGAGCTTCCTCACGGAAGGCGCTCAGGTCTGTGACACCTTCTCGGTGGTATGTGTGGCGCACGGGATGGCTCCTAACGGAAGGAATAAAAAAAGGCAGCAGGAACGCTGAGCCTCCCTTTCGGGTTCTCCAGGCTCAACGCTCCTGCTACCATTTCTTGCTCCTTCACCTACAAGACCAGCCTTCGCCATGTTCTGCTTGGACTACCTGCTTGTTGCCGGCGAAGCATTCACTCTTCGCTCGTTGGTCTCTAATGGTCGATACGCCTGCCCATACCAAGAGTGCGATAATGAACACAGCGATGAGCGACCCGATAACAATTCCTTCCCAATCCACTTCCCTTTTACGCATCGATCTCCACCACTGTCTTGTCACCCAGCAACTGCTTCAGCCATGACCACTTCAGCTTCAACTGCTGGAGCCGTCCGCCATCGACTGTGTCTTTCGCCACGATGTCGATAACGTGTACGGCATTCTTCTGTCCGATACGATGCAGGCGATCTTCTGCCTGCTTGTTCTTGGACGGGTTCCACGTTCTGTCCAAGAAGATGACGGTGCTTGCTGCTGTCAGCGTAATGCCTTCACCACCAGCAGCAATTGTCCCTGCGAACACACGAATGTTGCCTGCCTGGAACTCATCCACGATCTTGCCACGTTCTGCGTGGGGAGTATCTCCAGTCAGTGTTGCACAGGTGATTCCTGCCTTGTCCAGACGAGCCTTGAGCAGGTAGATCATCTGCTTCGACTCACTGAACACAACTACTTGCTCCAGTGAATCTTCGAGTACGTCCATTACCGCATCAAGCTTCGTTGATGGATCAGTCAGCCTGACGCGCTGGAACGCTACCTTCTCGCCCTGATCGTCCGTCTTGTAGTAGGTCTCCAGCTCGGCGTAAGCAAGAGCGAACTGCTTCAACCGTGTGAGCTGGGCTACGATGATGGGCGCTGCGATGGGCTCTTGTTCATGCTTTCCCACCCACGCAAGCATGGACTCTTTCATCTGGTTGTAGATCCGCCTCTGACGCGGCGGCAACTCGACTTCGATCTGACTGAAGTACTTGTCAGGAAGATCCTTGATGACCTCTTCCTTAGTGCGCCGCATGTAGTAGGGCTGTATGTTCTTGTGCAGCTCTTCTACATTCGATACGCCCATGATCTTCTGGTACGCGTTTTTGTGGTACTTGTCACACCCAAACGCAGTACATTGTCCAGCGGGGTGCTTCTGGATCTTGACGTGATGGTACACGAACCTGTGGTAACTAGACCACACTTTCGGATATAGCCAATGAAGAATTGACCAGAGATCCTGTGGCTGATTGTCGGCCGGCGTGCCAGACAGACCAGTCTTGTACGACGTCTTCAACTTCTTGAGCCCGATGGTTTGCTGCGCCTTACGGTTCTTGGCGCGGTGCACCTCATCGGCGATTACGTGCCACCAGTTCACTTCGTACAGCTCTGGCATGAGGCGCAAAGCTTCCCAGTGGACAACGTAGTAGTGGTAAGGCTCTCGCAACTGCTTGGCGAGAGCGTCCCGGTTCTTCGGGTTCAGCACAGCGATCTTAGCTGCTGGCCAAATTGTCTGCACGTGACGAACCCACGACGACGTCACTGAAAGCGGCGCCACAATGAGTGTCTTGCAGTCCGTTTGCCTGTACCCATTAAGCTGCGTAGTTCTCCTACGTAAGTCTAGGGCCAGTGCTTCGAATGTCTTACCCACGCCCATGTCATCCCCGCAGAGGACGGCAGGAGTACACTCGAACTTGTCGACCATCTCCTTTTGGAATGGGTAAAGCTTCATGACTCCCTCCTAGGTACGAAGTTCTGAATCACCCACCCATCCCCGTCGAGTGGAAACCCTTCACTGAGTAGGTCATTTAGTTCTTCGTCGTGCGCGACAGTACATCTGCATGGCGTCATGTTCTCGTAAGGCATATGCCATGCCATCGCTCCGCCAAGGCGGTAGAAACGTACAGTCATGAAGGAGAGCGCGTTCATGCTTGCTGTGAACAAGCGCATGACACGTGTGTCATCATCGTCGCCCTCTTCACCCAGAGCTTCGAGCTTCTCCATCAGCTCCGTCTGGACCTCGGCGATCATTCGACCAAGACCAGGCGGTGGGTGTGAAGCATCGAGGATAGCGTCAGCCTCAGGGGTCGGACAGTTCTCGAAGAGCTCCTCCCACTTGCTCTGAAGGGCCTCGTATTCCAACCGGTACAACTCGTCTACCCTGCTCACTTTAACCCCTTGGTATAGGATTACTATAGACGTTTTACAGACCTATCTAGACACTTGTTAGACAAACTGACGAGCCTACCTCACTACAAAGACGCGCCAATTTGTCTAACGAAAGTCTACTAGGTTGCTACTTCTCCGGACCCGTTGCGTTCTGCGGCGAGCTGACGCTCGAGCATCTCGTTCACTTGCTGGGTCCGATCTGGTACTGTTGGGTACTGCTTCTCCCGCTTCATCACGGGATCCGGAATCGTACCGTCGGGGTTCACCTGCACTGCTCTGCATATCTGCCCGAACCACCTACAGCGAGCGTTGCGGCACTCGAACAAGTGCACCTTCGCTCCTCGTTGTCCTCCTGTGACTGATCGCTCGCCGACCTTCTCCCCAGGCTGTTCACACTTGGGGCATCGACGGGCGACCTCGATTGTTGTCAAGCTCACATCGCCTCCTGCATCCTCTTGACGGTCTGCTCGAGCAAGGCCATCCGACGTGTGAGGTCGGTGATCCGTACTTCGAGCTGTAGCGTCTTGTTCCCCTTGCGAGCCCTTGCAGCGTCTGCCACGTTCCATGCAGGCAACATCGGCTCACGCCAAAGGACCCACCGACTTGTTCCATTTCCCCCGCCCCGCCGTGTCTGCTCAATGCAGCCCATGGCGACCAGTTTGTTCTTGATCAGAGTGTAGTAAGGGACACTCAGCCGCAAGTCCTTGAACAAGCGGGTCAAGTGCCCCTGATACACCGTCAGTCCGTCGCTGTCTTCCTCGGACTCTTCGAGCATCTTGTTGTACACCCGCTGAGCATGCTCGAACACAGCTGGGATGACGTGAAGGTCTACCTGTTCAGACATTCTTTCACCATCTCCTGGAGCTTCTTGAGTCCTTCGATGCGTTCGTGCTGCGTCGCAGTACACTCAAGGAACTCATCCACGGTTTCAGCCGTCTGTTCCTTCTCGATCAAGACATCCAGGACATCACGTGCGTCCTGTTCCGCCTCTTCGAGTGTCTCCGTCAGCAGTTGCAGCTGATCAGGTGTAAAGTCCAGTGGCATGTTTTCCCTTTCTATATCCTATTATACGCCTGGTATGCTATTGGACTTCAAGAGGTACTAAGAAGTCAAGATATACCGAGCGGGAATGCCTTTCCCAAAAACCCACAGGGCCGAACTAGGCCTGTGTCGCATAGCTTTGGGCACAAGAAAAGGGGCTGGTCAGGCATTGAAGCCTTTCCAACCCCTTTTCTTCTACCGAAAGCCGCGCCATCACCCGCGCTCTCGTTGGTGCACCCCGCCTCCGCAGTTATCTACGAAGACGGGGGCCTCAATGAAGCTTTATCCCTCTTCCGGCACCATGATGGTGAAGCCCGTAGCGATCTCCGGCCCTGAAACGAGCCAGAGGCAGAAGTTCTCATCGCTGTAGGCAGTGCCTCGAGGGCCTGTCGTGTACCATTCTCCGTTCGCCTTGATGGCGGCGTACGTGTAGGCGGTACCACCGTTGCTGAACGCCTTGCGGAACCTGACTACCGTACCGTCAGCACGGCTCTGAGTCAGATCCTCGAACTGTTCGATGGCCTTGCGCTTGCGGGCCAGCTCCTCCTCAGCTTCCCTGTTGCGCCTCTCGGCACGGAGCTGGGCATCCGCAGTGGTGATCTCTTCGACCATGTTCCCCTCCAAGTAGTTAGTGGCACAGGTAAGCTGTTTCGCGCAACACGCCCAGGTCGAGTGTCCCTGAAAGGTACTGTCGAATAGAAGTGTTCAGCTTACCTGTGCACGTGGGGAAGGCAGGAATCGAACCTGCAGCAAAATTGGAACAGGCCTGCGCGGTCATCCCAGTAGTGCTTATCACCAATATGACCTTCCCCTTCGAGGCGTCAGGCTGGCCCGAACACCAGCTCCTCCCTACCACTGACGCCTCTTCGGGAAGGTGTCGAAAAGTCGTCCCCGCTCTCCGACACCTTCCCTGCAATGCTTCCCGTCTATCCACCGACAACAACCGGAGTCCTGATGGACCCTCTTGTGGCTCTTGCGTGTCGCGCGTAAGCCGTTGAAACTGTTCGGCGTTGCGGTGGCCTCAATAGGAGGCTTTGCGTGCCCCTGGCCCGATTCGATCGGGCACCCTCACGGCTTGTTCAGGGGCGGTGAAGCTTACTCGGCTTCGACTACCGCCGTAGGCTCGCTGTCGGCGATGGTCGTCGCCTCCGCGGCACTGGCTTTCTTGGCGGCCTTCTCAGCCTTGGCGGCCTTGGAAGCGGTGACACGCGCGTTCTTGTTGTCCCACCACTTCAGACCCTCTTCGGGCTTGATGTACCACTCGTACCCGTCCGAGCCGGTGTGAACCGGGAACGGGTTCTTCGCGGTGTCGCCCTGGTTGTTCTTGACGTAGCTGTAGACCACCTGCGGCGGAACCACCTTGTCCAGGTGCGCCGACAGGATCTTCGCGAACTCGACGGGCTTCACGAAGCCTTCAGGTGCCTTCGGACGCGTGGCCTTGGCCGGCTTGGCCGCCTTGGTCTCGTCGCCCTCGCTCACCGGAACGTCCGTCTCGTCGTCAGCCGGGATGTCCACGTCCAGGTTCGCGTCGTCGTTGACCTCGAGGTCCAGCTCGTTCTCAGTGCCGGCGTCTTCGAAGTCGGGAGTGCTCGGCTGCATTTTGGTCTCCTTGTTGTCGCAGCTTTTTGTGGCTTGTTTTAATTATACAGGATGACTACTTTCGACTGCAAGCGGGATCTTGAAAATGTTTTTGGGGCTTTTTTCAACATCCTAGTTCCAAGATCACACGCTTACGTTCACCCGGGTGGATTCGAACCACCGTTTCCGACTTTGCCCTATGTCGATCGAGGCAGTCTCCCTAACGGGAGCGGGTGATACCAGCTACTTCAGCAGGGTGAAGCGGCTACTAGAAGGCTTCGTTCTTGTTCCCGTCACTGAAGTCGGCGGTGAGTGCCACATGGTCGTCGTTGGCCCACCCGGCCGGCTTCGAAGTGTCGGGAACGTCGAACGCGGTGTTCTCGAACGGGTCGAGGCCGTCCAACATCAGGTCGGTCTGGTGCTCCTGGAGCAACGTCGGGTTCGACGCCTTGGCGCTACCGTAGTTCGGGTTCTTGATGAACGTGCCATCGCCGGTGTTCTCCGGTGACGACTTGAAGATGTCGCTCATCGCGTCGGCCCTCTTCTCGAGGTCCGACTTGATCTTGGCCTGACGTTCAGCCTTGGATTCCTCTTCGCGTTGAGCCTGGATGCTCAGAGCGTACTCATACAGGCGAGCACGCTCCACCAACTGCGAGAGCCTCTGGAAGAGGGTCTCAGCCATGGCAACACTGGTGCTGCCGCTGTCGAGGAGCTGGTCGTACGTCTCCTCCTGCGACTCTTCCACTGCGTGCCGTGCGAGCACAGCGAACTCAGTGTACGAGATCGTTCCGAGCGGGATGTGCTTCAATTCAGACACGATTCCTCCTAGTGTGTCCGGATGATACGTGGGGTTGGGAGGGATCGAACCTCCACACAAGTGCTAGGACACTTGTTCGACGTCAACGGTCGGCCAGCGACGTCAGCTCTACCGCGAACCTGCTGGGGAGAAGGCCCTTTGAGCGACAACCCCTTGCTTTGCTGTTCTATCTTAATTATACCATGGATACTCTCTTCGACTTCAACGGGTCTCATCTAGGGCTCTTTTAAAGGCGCCTAAACCCAAAAGCGGCCCCTGTGGGTCTTTGCAGGCCCTCAGCCCAGATTGATGCCTGTGAGTTCGATGGAAAACCCTTGAGTCACGGACAACAAAACAGAAGCGACGACCGACAATGCAGCTCCGGCGGTCGTCACATATGGCGTGTTGTGACGCTTCTTACTGAAGTCGAGTGTTCGGAACTGTCTCTTGAACCAAGGCGTCCGCCTGTTCAACATCCAGTTCACTTCCAGGGCCCCTAGCTTCATCTCTAGTGTGTGCATATATCCAGTATAATACACGGCCCACCTTGGACTACAAGAGGGTCCCTAGAAGTCAAGATATACCTCTAGGGACCTTCTCGCTACTTGTACATGTTCGCCATGGACGCATTCAGGCTAGCGATCTTCATGTACCGATCACGATCGTCACAAAGATCCCTGTACATCCAGTACTCGGAGGAGGTCTTCAGCTCGTAAGCGGCTACCCCTTTGTTCCCCGAGCACTTGGCAATAGCCCGGATCTCGATCTTGTCGATCCGGTTCTGCACTTCGAGGTACTTAGCGAACGCTGTAGTAGCCGCTCCCTCGTATGCCTCGAACTTCAGCTTACGTTCCGACGACACGAAACACCATCCCGTCGATGATCGCCAACGCACAGTCAGGACACCAGTGCTCAGTCGCCTTGATGGCATCCTTCAGTGCCTTACCAGGCTTACGCTTCGGTAGCATAAGACCTCCTTTCGTGTCCAGGGCCGCTACTCTGAAGCTGCGCCCTGGAACCTTTTACTTACCCTTGGTGCTTTCCGATGTAGCACCGAGGGCCTTCATACGTCGCTCCCCATGCGGAAGTGGCAGGAGTTGCAGCTTGGTCCGTCCGCTGCATCTCTTCCCAGGCTTCGCTCCGCACAGTGGGCACTCGACCGCCATCGTCGACAAGAACTTCCTCCTGAATCGAGTAGTCTTCCCTCTGTTCGGCCCAGTTCTGCATGCGATCTCCTATCATAGGACCACGGACCCTCACATGCCCTAGAGCATGCGAAGGCCCGAAGTACTACGAGTACGACTCGAGCCACGTCCTGATGTCGAGACGAAGCTCGTTCTGCTTGGTGAGCACGACGGTCACCCGCAGCTCACCCTCCTTGTACTCCATACCCCGGAACACCTTGTGGCCGAAGTTGTCCTTCACCTCGGTCCACTCGGCCATGTCGCTCTCGAGAAGCGCTTCCAGCACGACCTTGGGGCTCTCGTCGTGATCCCCATCGGTGTACACGAGACGAATCTCCGCCAGGCACGCCTCGATGAAGTCGAGACCTTCCTGGTTCAGAACGATGTGTAGACCCTTGCCAGGTACCATTGTAGTACCTCCTTTCGCGGGTGACGAGCTTTCGAGGGCTCGTCACCCTGGACCCTAGAACAACTTCAGGTCCATCTCGGCGCCGACGATCATCTCCGCGAGGTTGCGATCGAGCACATCCTGCGGAACCAGCAGCGCCGTCCGTGCGAAGTTGATCGCCCACATAACCTGGGCAACCCTCTCCTCCCGGTCAACCTGTGCATCCCAGCTGCTCTGTACAACATCCTGGGACTGGAGTACCTCGTTGAAGGCCTCCTGCCCAGCATCGAGCAACCTCAACCGATCGAGGTGCCCGTTGGTTACGGTCTTGCCTGCCTTGGACATGCAGTACTCCCCTACGGGAGCACCACACTTCGGACAGCCGAACCTGTGCTTTGCCTCTGTTGCCTTTGTCACTGCGGGTCCCTCCTTCTAGTCAAACACCCACAGGGCGTAGGTTGGCTGCTTCGATGCTACCGCCATGTTGCATGCGGACCAACCCTCCTCGTTTCAGATGGCTTCGATCACCTCAGTGAACGTACCGCTGCCGGCCGTCCGTCGGTGATTGAAGCCGTCGTTGTAGTTCGGGAAGCTGATGTACGGCATGATCTCCTGGAGATCGTCCATCTTCTGGTCGAAGTCTTCCCGCTCGAGGAACAACTTCGCCTGTGCCGCATCCATCTTCCCGACCTCAGCGAGGTCCTGATACTGGTACTCCTCGAGCTCTCGCACGACGACTACCGTGGTAGTGATTCGGAGCTTAGCCATTTCTGGCCCCTTCCTTGATGGAAACCTTACGCGATCCCGCCTGCCTCGATGGCACACGACACTTTCTCGGGCGGGATCTCCTTGGTGCTTACTTGCCGAAGGCGTTCTTGCACCACTCCTCGTCGGCCTCATCGACCTGGATGCCGTAGCCCATGGTCAATGTTGGCCTGTTGCCGGTCGTGTCGATGAAGTCGTTCGCGTCTCCTTCGAGCACGGCGTACTGCATCGACTCGGAGAACTGCTCGAGCCGGTCGACTTCGTGCTCGTCGAGTTCGGCTTCCTTCGCCTGCGCGACCGACATGCCAGGGTAGTGCGCCTCGTCCACCTCGATAAAGCGGATGAGGGTGACCTTCTCTTCGATCCGAAGCCAAGGCATACCTTGACTCCTTTCTTGTTGGTGATGGTACGCGAGCTGGCTGCTTCGAGGCTACGGGCCCATTTGTGTCCTGATGACCACATACCCGACCAGCTCTAACCTTACTTACTGAGCCGGAACCGCTTAAGGCGGTCCTCGTGCCTCAGGTCGGCTTCCGTCAAACGACTCAGGATGTCCCGCATGGTCTCGCACTCCTGAGGGTCGAGCACAACGATCACGCTACCCTCACGAACACGACGGAACATCTCTTCCCGGTCGATGTCAGCAACCATTTCAACCTCCTGATGGTAGGGCCCCCGCAGCCTTAACATCAACCCCTTACGGTGTATGAAGGTCCTAGGCCCTCTATATCCCGTTGTGGGTCTAATCCCTTTAGCTCCAGGTTGGAAGCGTTTCAGGTGTGTAGTCACTGTGCTCTGACAGCTTATTCCGCCCTAAAACCTATTAGACCCACAACGGTGTATAAAGGTCCTAAGGCTATGCGCCTTAGGTCAAACGCGGTTCAGGGTGCCTTGATGGCATACACGACAGCTTCTCGCCCTGAACCTACCTTCTACGGGTGGTAGGTAACGCTCACCCTAACAACGTCTCCTCCTACCTGATCGGCCACGTTAGTAGCCTGCTCAAGCGTGGCGAACTTGTACGGTAGCTCTCGTCTCCAAGTGCCGTCCGTCCACTTCGCCACGATGAAGAACTCCTCGTCGTTCAGGATGTCGTCATCCCACTGCCCAAAACCGAAGGTGTCCATTTGTACCTCCTAGAGTACTCGACGATGGACGCGGGCTGGTCGCTTCGATGCTACGGCCGTGTCTCAGCCGCCAGCCCTACCCCTTTCGGGGCTGCCTTAGAAGTCGACGTCCATGCAGGTGTTGCCTTGTAGGCTACCACCCCAATCGTCGCACCGCTCGAAGCCACCGTTCATGATGATGTTGAGGGTGTCTCCTGCATGGACGTCGATGGACGTGCCCTCCTCGACGGTGTATTCGCTACCTCCCTTTGCACCATTAGTGCTGTCGCAACCCGCAAGGGCCGCAAGGATGGCAACGCCTACGATTACAGTCCGTGTTGCAAGTCTCATTTTGAGACCTCCTTTCGCTCCCTGGAGTGGCTTCGAACCTACGCCTTACGCGCTCCAGGGATCCCTTCATACAGTGAACATCAGGTTCGCCCTCCCGAGCTTGGCCCTGTTGTTCGCCGCATTCCTTACCTCGACCAGAGGAACATTGTCCTCGTAGTCTTGGTCGTACACTTTGTAGTACTCCCTGGCTAGTTCCAGGATCTGTTCTCTCCTGAAGTCGATCGCTCGCTCCAGTAGATCCCTTCTCTCCCGAAGGATCACATCGGTCGGAAGCTTGGCAATGTCTCCAGTGCACAAGATGGCGGCTACTAAGCTTGCCACGCCTTCCGGGTGATACATTCGCTTGCCCATTTCCGCTCCTAAGGAGTGATGGTGGATATGGGATGTGGTGTCTTGCCTTCGCCACGTGTCCAAGGGTACATTTGATGTCACAGACCCACAGGGGCTTCTTCAAGCGACGTGTTCTGCCCTTGGACTACCTTTTACTCTTGCCCCGTCCTCTCGGAATAGACAGCCTTGACGAAGTCCATTCCTCGATGCCTAGATCCGGGCGATCGAGCGATGATACCCTGGTTCAGAGTCCCTTGTCGTGAGATCGGCCTCTTCCCCAGCTTGCGGCCTTTGTTGATACCCGGCTGCATCATCGCCGCACTTCTTTGGTCGATGCATCCGAGATCCTTCTCTCTCCTGGCGTCGATGTCACGCAGGTCGATTGGGATCATTGCCACTTTTACCTCCAGGCGTTGAGGATGTGTGATGGTACTTTGTTGCCACTTTAACTTTCGGCGCTACATTAATTATAGCTCAGACCTTGCGAGGTGGGCAAGGGGTCTTTCATGGGTCAATTTTGGGGCTCTTCTTCGTCCTCCTTCCACACCTCCAGGCCTGCGAGGCGGATCCACTCGTTGTTCAGGCGCATCTTGTCGTCCATGAACAGGAATCCTACCGTGGGAGGAAAGACACCCTTCACCTTCTCGGTCCTGCAGTAGATTCCGAGGTCTGCAGCCTTACGGTGCAAGAGCACCTGGAACCGCGAGACCGACAGGGCGAAGTCCTTGTTGAGCTCAGCCGTGTGATACTGGCCGTCGATCCACTTGTCCCACGGGTATTTGTCGGTCGCCTTCACAGCAATGCCCGCCAAACCTTGCACGCGGGGTTGCGCGTTACGTGGCTCACTCGGGTTCAAGTACTGGCTTGCTTGTTTCCGCAAGGCAGCGAGGTTGGGATCTACTGGAGGATCGTATGCTGCGACACGTGCCAGCTCCTCATCTGTGACCCACTCATTGTCTGGTACAGTCATTGTCTACCTTCCTGGTTACTTACCTGGTTACTTACATACCACGCTTGCTTGCTACTCTAAGTATACAGCAGGTGGCTTGTTAGTGCAAGTAGCTGAATCCTCTAAGGTTTCTAGTGACGATTTAGTGGATTCAGCTAATTCCACTAGCGAATTCAAGTGTCAGTTCACTGACCATTCACACTTTTAGCTCCGCCAGTTCCTGGTTACACCGCTTGTTTCCTATGGTTTTATATACTACACATAAGAATACTTAGTAATATATGAAAGGGATAATGAACAGGAGAAGGAATTAGTTGTTTTGTCCGTGTTATACGTTAGAGGCTTGTTGTTATTAGAGTTAGGCTTTCTGGTGGGTTACGGTTGGTAACAAACTAACCAACAGACACAAGTCACGCCCTGTGGGAGCCGTGAATTCCGTACGCGGGCCGCCCCGGACAGGTCGGTTTTTCACCCCCCTGCTTTATACCAATTTTTTGCCCCCCCCCCTATTATAATATAGTATACGTTTGGGCTAGCGTGTTCGTGTAGGACCGGTTCAGGGTCCGGTCTGGGAATCCCGAACTAGTCCACTCGGACAGGGAGGAGATCGCATGTGGGTCGGGTACCCTGGGGATGAGCCAGGGTACCCTTCCCAACTAGCAGCCGCAGACCCCAGAGTTCGCTTTCTGGAGCCTACACTCCGGACACACTGGATTCCTCTTCGGAAGGTAGCCTCCAGAGAGTTTCTCTTCCGCGAGTCTATCCAGCAACCAACCCGGACATTTTTCCGAACCAAAATTTCCGATTCGGTCGAGTTGGTGCCGGGCGTTCAATTCGTACGGCATCATGCCGTACCTCCGATCTGTAGGGGATAGAGGCGAACATGAGGAGGTTCGTGAGGGGTCAGTCAGTTTCTAGATCTCGAACAGGGCTTCCTGGTTCGGGTCGGTAGGCTGTCCTACCTTGATCTCGATTCCGTTCCGGACGCAGTACCGGATGAGGAACTCCATGACCTCCACCGGAGTGAAGGTACGGAGCGTCGCGCCGAAGATCTTCTCTCCGGACACGATCAGACCGTTCCGCGCGTAGTTGTACATCATCTGCGGGCGGACCTTCTCCAGACCGTTCGCGACCAGGATCTGGTTGAGAACGGTGTGGACCGCGTAGGCGGAGTACTCGTCTCCGTTGACTACGGTCTGGAGGACCTCCAGGTAGACCTGACGGTCACTCTCTTCGATCACGATCTTCTTCGACATGACTGTCTCCTTCCGAAAGGGTTGATTGGTTGGCAACCCTCACGAACCTCCACATCTTCACCCCCCCCCCCCCCCTAAAAAGATCTTCAGGATCGGAAGCAAAGAGGCTGTGGATCGGACGATCCGGACCTGTGTAGCGAGGTCTCGATTCCGGATCGTAGGGATGATCCAGTCTAAACCGGATCA